AGGAACAGGAAACTTTCTAAACAAAAACTCGGACTCACAACGATTTTTATGGATGAAACAAGCTTTTGATTTTGAAGAAAAAGAACCGGTTATAGATAATACGAAACCTATTCTTTTTCTACTACAATCAGAGAAAGGTTGGCAATATGATGATCATCTTCCTTTCTATTCTTGGGCTAGAAAGATCGTTAAACAGTTAAGAGCTTCTACTGATAGAAAGATTATATTAAGAGCACATCCAAACTTAGATCGTAATCCTACAGAAATGATAGCTGAAGGTTACGATAATATAGTTATAGAACATGCTGATAAAGCTAGACGTAGAGTAATAGATTCTATTAAACAAGCAGGTGTAGTTATAACACACAGTTCTTCTGCAGCTTGTGAATCTATAACTGAAGGTATACCTACTATAGCTCTTGATAGTAGATGTGTAGTTTATGATGGATGTATGCACGATTTGTCTCTTCTTAATAATTTAGAGTTATTTGATTGGAACAAAAGAGAGCAAAATCTTTATAATTGGGCATATACTAGTTGGACTGTAGACGAAATGTCAAAACCAGGATGGTTAGAGTATTACCTTAGAAAGGCAGAATTAATAAAATGAGAAGTATGAGATATGAATATCTTATTGACGTAGTTAAGGTAGTAAAACCTGAAACAATTATTGAAATAGGAGTTGCAAAAGGAGCTAATGCTGCTAAAATGATTAATGCAGCTGGCTTTAACGTTGAATATACAGGTTTTGATGTTTTTGATTGGTCAGATAAAGAATGGCATAAATTAGTAGGTAACGGTAAAAAAGTTCTAGATGAAAATACTATTAGAGCAAAATTAGAACCGTTATGTTCGCAAGTAGATTTAGTAAAAGGTTTTACTCAAGAAACTTTATGGGCTAGAGATTACAAAGCTGATTTAGTCTTTATTGACGGTGATCATAGAGCTAGTATGATTATAGGAGACCATAAAGCTGTAGAAGGTTCTAAAGTTATAGTTTTTGATGATTACTATACAGCCCCAAACGGAGACTTCGCACCACCAGATTTTGGCTGTAATGTATTAGTTGATGAACTTGACTGGAAAATTATTACCCCAGCTACATCTAAAGCAGATAACATTAGATTAGCAATCTGGACTGATGATAAAGATCTAAGAAACAAACTAGAAGAGGTTATTGAATGAAAAAAGCTCTAATAACAGGGGTTACAGGGCAAGATGGTGGTTATCTAGCTGAATTACTTCTTGAAAAAGAATATGAAGTTTATGCTATACTAAGACGTAATGCAGGAAACGATGTAAGTAGAATAGAACATCTACTAGATAATAAAAATTTAGTTCTAAGATACGGAGATCTAACTGATTCTAGTTCTCTACAAAATTTGTTTAATCATATTCGTTTTGACGAAGTTTATAACTTAGCTGCACAGTCTCATGTAAGAATTAGTTTTGATATTCCAGAATATACCGGTGATGTTAATGCGTTGGGTACAGCTAGACTATTAGAAGCTATTAGAAACTCAGGTGCTATGGAATATACTAGATTCTATCAAGCTTCTACTTCTGAGTTATATGGTAAGGTAGTGGAGACCCCGCAAAACGAGGAGACACCTTTCTATCCAAGATCTCCATATGGTGTCGCTAAGTTATACTCTTATTGGTTAGTAAAAAATTATAGAGAAAGCTACGGTTTACATGGTTCTAACGGTATTTTGTTTAATCACGAATCTCCTTGGAGAGGGAATGATTTCGTAACTCAAAAAATTATTAAGGGAGTAGCAGATATCTATAAAGGTAAAAAAGAAAAAATATCATTAGGTAATCTAGATGCTAAACGAGATTGGGGTCATGCTAAAGATTATGTAGAAGGTATGTGGAGAATGTTGCAGCATGATGAAGGTGATGATTACGTATTAGCTACAGGTAAACTAAACTCTGTGAGAAGCTTAGTAGAAACAGCATTTGAAAAAATAGGTATCAAAATTTTATGGGGCGGAGATGGTTTAGATGAGGTAGGAGTAAATGAGTATGGAACTACTTATGTAGATGTTAATCCAGAATTCTATAGACCAGCTGAAGTTGATTTACTATTAGGAGATGCAACTAAGGCTAAAGAAAAACTTGGTTGGACACCGACTTATTCCTTTAAGGAAATGATTGATGAAATGATGGAGTCTGCGTTAAAATGAAAACATTAGACGGTATAACTGTATGTATGACTTTTCCTTCAAAACACTGGGAAGCGTATGGTAAACATAGTATTCCTAGCTTTGATAAGTATTGGCCAGAAAATATAAAACTGCATGTATACGTTGAAGGTGATTTAGATATACCTATTGAAACTTCTTCTAGAGTTAATATTCATTCATTTGATCAATATATTACTGGATGGAGAGATTTTGCAAAAAGAAATAAAGATAAAGATATTTTCGATCATACTGTAAGTGGAGATATATCTAAAAGACAAGCTGTAAAGTTTAGTAAAAAAGTCTATATGCAATTATTTCACCTTCATAATCCTTATTCTAGATATCTAATATACTTAGATGCTGATCTTTCTACTTTACAAAAAATTCCACAAGAGTTGTTAGATAATCTTACTAAAGGCGATCACTATGTAGCTTTTCCTGATAGAAGAATAAGGAATAAGTTTACTGAGACAGGTATGTTAGTATGGGACTGCGCGCATGAATATCATGATGAGTGGTGCAGTTTGTATGATAGTGTTTATAGAGAAGATAAAATATTTACTTTTCCAGAAAGTCATGACTGTTATGCTTTTGACTATGCAACGTTTAAATTAGAGAAAGAAGGAAAAATTAAGACTGCAGATTTAGGTTATGGTGTTAACTCAAGACACCCTTTAGTTGCTGGTCCGTTAGGTAAATATTTTGATCATATGAAAGGTGGTAGAAAATTTACTGGTTTTTCAAAAGAAAGGGTAGCAGCTCATGGCCGCTAATTTTGAAGTAGTAACTACTTTTCATAAAGAAGGTTATGAGAAGTATGGTAAAACTATGATTGAAACTTTTGCAAAGTATTGGCCTCCAGATGTAAAATTAACTTGTTATTATGAAAATATGGATACTCCAGATCATAATTACGAAAATGTAAAGTTTGAAGATTTTAATTTTCATTGTGGTAGAAGATATGAAAAATTTAAGGAAATAGCAGCGCCATGGGAAGAAAAAGTATTAGGACCTAACGGTGAAGATCCTAGATCACATAGACAGGGTCCAGTAACTCCAGGGTCAAGATATCTATTTGAAGCAACTAGATTCTCTCATAAGTATTATGCAATTGACCATCATAGAAAATGGTTTGGTAAGAAAAGATACTTAGTGTGGTGTGATGCTGATGTTGTTGCTACAAAAGATATACCATATCATTTTTTAGAAACTATTGTTGAAGAAGGTAAGTTATGGTCAAGAATAAACAGACCAAATGTTTACCCTGAGTGTGGATTTATGATATGGGATGATGAAAATAAGTGGTGTGATAGATATTTTCAACTTATGCAATGGTTATATGATGAAGGTGCATTATTTCAATTAGAAGAGTGGCATGATAGCTACGTTTGGTGGGCAGCAGAAAGATATGTAGAAAAAGAAGCAGGTGAGTCAGTTAGTGTAGATCTAGGAGACGGTTCATCTAAGCATCCATTTGTTACTGGTGTTCTAGGTCAATACTTAGATCACTTGAAGGGTAAGAGAAAAGATACTGGATTCTCTCCTGAAAGACAAACATGATATATGCATACTTAGATAAGAATATAAAAGCAGCTAACACTAAAGAACTTACGTCAAAACAAAACTGTTCTTATATAAAATTACCAGTAGAAGATATACCTAAAGATGCTTCTATTACTGTAGTTCACGGTGTTTTAAGAGGTATGGATAAAGTTATAAAGAATAGTATTGATAATTCTATTCCTTGGATGTGTATGGATAATGGTTATCTAGGAAAATATAAAAGAGTAATTCTTAACGCTACAGCTCCTATTACATATAGAAATGGAAAAAGATTTGAACATGGCACGCAACTACTGCCATGGAGAGGGGGCAAAGGTAGCTCAATCCTTATATTACCCCCCTCTCCACCCTATATGGATACTTTTAATCTTAGAGATTTTCTTAATTTTATTGCTCATAATGTGAACATTTATACAGATAAGAATATAATAGTAAGAGGTAAACCTGCAAAAGGAAAACTTGCTAGACCTTTACAGGAGCAGTTAGATAATGCTTACTGTGTAATAACTTGGGGCTCAGCAGTTTGCCTAGAAGCTATGAGGCAAGGTATTCCAACTATTAGTCTAGGTTGGTGCCCTGCTAAACTTGCTTCTAAAACTCTAGAGTCTCTAGAGACTGATAGAATGAATGAGGAGCCAGATAGAATGTCAGTATTCGATAATCTTACTTGGTCGTCATTTGAAAGAGAAGAGCTACCTATAGCTTGGGATATTGCGATGGAGAATAGTAAATGCCAACAAATCTAAAAGTTTTTATAGGTTGGGATAGTAGAGAAGATATTGCTTATCAAGTAGCAAAACATTCTATACTTAAACATAATCCTAATATCGAAGTTTACCCTCTAAAACTCTATGAGTTAAGAGAAAAAGGTATCTATAGTAGAGAAGATGATAAAAAAGGTTCTACAGAGTTTACTATATCTAGATTTTTAGTACCTTTTCTTAGTGGGTATAAAGGTCATTCTCTGTTTATGGATTGTGATATGATTTGTTTAGATGATCTAGAGTTTGTATTAGAGTTTCAAGATGCTGCTATAAATCCTGTTGCATGTGTACAACATGATTATAGTCCTAAGTCAAAAATGAAAATGGATGGACAAATGCAACATATCTATCCAAGAAAAAATTGGTCTTCCGTTATGTTATTCAATAATAGTAAGTGTAAAAACCTTACTCCTGATATAGTAAATACTGAGACGCCAATGTATTTACATAGAATGTTATGGGCTGATGAAAAGATCGGTAGTTTACCTGTTAAGTTTAATTTCTTAGCTGGTTACTATGATTTTGATGAAGAACAACCTATACTTATTCACTATACAGATGGTGGTCCATGGTTTAAGGAGTATAGAGATTGCCCACACGGAGATCTATGGAAAAACGAAGTAAAGGAGATGTTCGATCTATGAGAATAGGTATTATTTCTGGTGGGTTTGATCCCGTTCATTCCGGTCATATTAATTACATTAAAGCAGCTAAATCCCATTGTGATTTTTTATTAGTCGGGGTAAATTCAGATGAATGGTTAGAACGTAAAAAAGGAAGATGTTTTATGCCGTTTGATGAACGAATCAGAATTATAAAAGCTATGCATGATGTAAATTATGCTACTGATTTTGCAGATGAAGATGAATCAGCTAACGATCTTATTGAAAGAGCAGCGGCTATGTTTCCTGACAGTCAGCTAATTTTTATGAATGGAGGAGATAGAACAAAAGGTACTATTCCTGAAATGGATAGTAATTTTGAGTTTGATGTTGACTTTAAGTTTGGTGTGGGTGGAAAAAATAAAGCTAACAGTTCATCATGGATATTAGAAGATTGGAAATCACCTAAAACGGAAAGACCTTGGGGTTGGTATAGAGTATTAGACGAAGGTGAAGGTTGGGCAGTAAAAGAACTTACCATTCTTCCTAATAAATCACTTTCTGATCAAAGACATAATAAAAGATCAGAACATTGGCATGTTGTACAAGGTGAAGTAACTATGGAAACAGAATGGATGGGTGTAAAAAGAACTGATATTATTATTCCCACTCAAAGTTTTGATATAGGTACAGGTGTATGGCATAAAGCGGGTAATAAAGGTAAAACACCTGCTAAAATTATAGAAACTTGGTTTGGTGATGAACTTACAGAGTTGGATATAGAAAGAAGATGAGACTCATAGCTGGACCATGTCAACACGAATCATATGAAAAATCTTTTGACATATGTAAACAGTTATATTATATGTGTAAAGATTTTAATATCGATTTTGTATTTAAAGCTAGTTTTGATAAAGCAAATAGAACTTCTATGTCAGGTACAAGAGGTCTAGGAATTCACCAAACATTGCAAGATTTTGGCGCAATTAAATCTATGTTTCCGTCAGTAAAGTTTTTAACTGATGTACATGAAATATGGCAAGTTAATACTATTGCTGCTGATTATGATGATATTATTGATGTTCTACAAATACCTGCTTTCTTATGTAGACAAACAGATCTTATTAGAGAAGCTGTAGAAACTAATAAGATAGTTAATATTAAGAAAGGACAGTTTTTAGCTCCATGGGATGTAAGAGGTATATGGAGTAAGACTAAAGGAGCAAAAGAAGTTTGGATTACTGAGCGAGGTACAAGTTTTGGATATAACACTCTTGTTAATGATTTTACTGGGGTTAAATACATGCTGGACACTTTTCCTGATGTGGCAGTGGTATTTGATGCAACGCATAGTGTACAAAAGCCTGGTGGAAACGGAACATCGTCGGGAGGAAATAGAAGCTACGTACCAACAGTTGCGAAAGCAGCAGCTGCAGTTGGAGTCAGAAATTTCTTTATGGAAACGCACCCAAGCCCTGACGATGCACCATCGGACGGACCAAACATGGTCAAACTAAGTGACATGAGAGATGTATTGTATAGTATTAAAAGAATTGTAGATTTAGATGGCTGATGTTTGGCTAAATTCATATAATATTTGTAAAAAATATATTACTAATTATAGATTAGGTTTAGATGTTGGTTGTCGAAGAGGTGACTGGGCTAAGCATATGATTAAAGACTTTGATCATGTTATTGGTTGGGACTATAGAAATAAATCAGCTCATATTAGAAAGATAAAAAATTTAGACTACTCTAAGTTTACTTTTCATAATCAAGGATTAGGAGAAGGTAACTATACAACATATACTAAGTCAGGAGTAGGAAAAATAAAAGGAGTTGGCAATACAAAAATACAAATAAGAACAATAGATTCTTATAATTTAGATAATGTTGACTTTATAAAGATGGATGTTGAAGGTTATGAACCAAAAGTAATTGCAGGAGCAGAGCAAACAATTAAAAAGTTTTGGCCTGTTTTATGTGTTGAGATAAACTCTCCAGGAAACGACTCTCAACAAATTTTAGAGTCTTGGGGTTATGTTGTTAAAGAGATTGATGATTTACAAAATCATGATTATGTGTTTGTTAAGGAGTAAAATATGATTGCGGGTAAAGTATGGGGAACTACTGAATTGGTAGAGCGAAACGGTGTATTAGAGTTTCATAGAATCGTTACTAAAGCTGGAGGTGTATGTTCTAAGCATCTTCATGAATATAAATGGAATGGTTTTTTTGTAGAATCGGGCAAGTTGCTTATTCGTGTATGGCAAAATGATTATGATCTTATTGATGAAACTATCTTAGGTCCGGGAGAATATACAAAAGTAAAACCTGGAGTTCAACACCAGTTTGAATGTTTAGAAGATGCGGTAGCTTACGAGTTGTATTGGGCTGAGTTCCCAGAAAAAGATATTGTTAGAGAGTCTGTTGGTTTTAATAAATGAAAATATTAATTTGTGGACTTCCAGGTTCAGGTAAAACTACTTTAGCTAAACCTTTTTCGGAGCTTATTAACGGTATTCATATTAATGCAGATGATATTAGAACAAAGTATGATGACTGGGATTTTTCTGACAAAGGTAGAATGAGACAAGCATACAGAATGAAGCATATATGTGACGGAGTTGTTATGGCAGGTAAAATAGCTGTAGCTGATTTTGTTTGTCCTAATATATTCACTCAAAAAGCTTTTGATGCGGACTATATTGTATGGATGGATACTTTAAAAGAATCACAATATCAAGATACTAATGATATTTTCATGAAACCAGATAAAATAGATTATCACGTTAATAAATGGTTTAATGATACTCACGATCAATTAGTTAAAGTAGTAAAAAATTATATGTTAAGACAGCAAGATAAGCCTACTGAGAGACTTTAATGTTTGACTGGACTAAACCAACAGCTCAAATGTTAGGACGGTTTCAACCTTGGCATGACGGACATACACAGCTCTTTAAGAAAGCGCTAGAAAAAACCGGTCAGGTTGTTATAATGTTAAGAACTACAGTTGAAGATAGTGATAATCCTTACTCTATAGATGAAAGAGTTATGCAAATAGCTGAAAGGTTAACCAATGAACACATCACAACAGATTATTATACTATTATTAGCGTGCCTAATATTTCTAGTATATGCTATGGTAGAGCTGTCGGCTATACTATAGATGAAATAAAACTAGATCCTGAAATTGAAAGTATATCTGCTACAAGGATAAGAAATGAATAATGTAGTTTGTGTTAACTGGGGTACTAAATATAGTGAAGACTATACACACAGACTTTTTAATATGGTCAAGCGTAATACTGATAGAGTATTCAATTTTTATGTTTTAACTGATCAAGTAGATAGATATAACAAATACTCTCACTATATTACTATTGAACTTAATACTGACGAAGTAGGTTGGTGGAATAAGCTTCAAATGTATAGGAAAGGAGTATTACCGGATGGCGAGTTTTTATATTTTGATCTCGATGTTGTTATTGTTGATAATATCGATTGTTTTTTTGACCATCCTTCGTTTGGGATTACGAGAGATTTCATCAGACCAGATAACGGACTTTTACCAGGAAAAGAGTTTAACTCGTCAGTTCTTAGATTTAATTCGAGACAAAGTGAAGGTATATATCAGCACTATATAAATAATCGAAAGATGTGGCATAACTATCAAAAGCAAATCCACTTCTTTGGGGATCAGAATGTCACTTCGCATTACGTCAATCATTACCCTGACTTTCTTAATGTTTTTCCTGATGAATGGCTGTGGAGCTATAAAAAAGGTGTTGCCAGAGGAAAACACGCAGGCGATAGGTCTCAAATGTTTGGTAGATGGATCCCAAAAGGTGGAAGAGTGTGTATTTTCCATGGATCACCCAACCCAGAAGAAGTCCGGAATGAAGTAGAATGGGTAAACCAATACTACATCTAGAGATTTGGCCCTTATTTTCGGCTACTGAAGCATATGAAATAGCCTGCATCAAATTTGATGGTACAGGCTCTCCTTATGTTTACGCTACTGTAGGACCATATCTATCAAAAGAAGAAGCTACTGTAGATCTACGTAATATCACAGAAGATAATATCAAAAAAAAAGAAAAAAAATCTATCTAGTTGATTTTTAACAATATTAGGAGCCCTTTTTTAGTTGATTTTTGTTTAAAAAGTGTATATAATATATGTATAGAATGAGAAATGAGGAGATAGAAATGGCTTATACTTTAGATCAGGGTTTAGTAGATTTGATTAACGCTCAGCGCGCAGAGGCTGAAGAGTATTCTAAGCAGCCTGGTTGTTTTATGGGTATGATGCCTGCTCCTACTGAGCTTAAGTATTGGGAGTCTCGGGTTCCTTCTGGTACTCTTAAGGAGTATCAGCGCATCGAGTTAGAAGAGTGCGCATACTATCTTACTGCTGATCGAATCAGTAAGTCTTATGCTCGATCGCTAAACTTTAGTGGTTGGACTGACGAAAAAATTGAAGCTCATATTGAGAGGATTAGCTAATGAAAAGCGTAATTAGAAAAATTACTTTTACTAGTATGCAAAAAGAATATAACTTTTTGCTAGGTAAAGAAAATCCTACTGCAGAAGATCTAGACATGATTCATTTTCTAGAGCAAACTTTCGATTTTATCGAAATGGGTGAGATACTCGTTGAGGGAGCTTCTAATGTCGGATAAATCTTTAACATATGCTTCAAATTCTCCTTTACTCAAAGAAATGAGAAAATCACCTATAATGTATATAAAGCATGCAAATTACGGTGTTCGCAAATTGCAAATAAGAGTTAAACAAAAAAAGAAGGGAATAAGATAATGGGTAAGATGAAAGCTTATATGATGGACCTCGAAGAGCAGTTTATCGATGCAGTTACTGAACGCATTGGAGGTTGTGAAGAAGTTTCTGAGCTTATGCTTCAGTTAGTAAATGATAATAAGATGGATCTTATTAGCCATTTTTCTACTAACGAAAAAATAGAGTATATCAATGAACTTTGGAACGAATATTGGAGCGAGTATGCAAATGGCTAGTTACGATCCAGATATCCACGGAGGTGGAGTAGAAATGTTTGGTCCGGCTATTCGTTCTGCTAAAATGGAACATGGAAGTCCTTATGATAGAGGTAGTGCAGATAGCTATTATAATCGTCCTAAAACTCCTCATTATTATAAAAATTCTCAAGAACTAAATCAAGAAAGAATTGAAGAATCTGATATGAGTGATGAAGAAATCAAAGAGTATTATCAAGGTTATGAAGATAACGAAAAACTTGGTTACAAAAAAAATTGGGATTAATTAGAACTTTTCTAAACTTGTTGTTATAATGTATATGTAAGAAAAGGGAGACAGATATGTCACATGAATTAGAAATTGTTGATGGTGTTGCTAAGATGGCTTATGTAGGAGCTACTCCTTGGCATGGTTTGGGTGTTAAGCTTGATGAGGGTGTGACTCCTCAAGAAATGATGGTAGCTGCTGGTCTTGACTGGGAAGTTGAGAAAGTTAATATGTACTACGGTATGATGGATGAGATTAAAGTAGAGGGTAAGCAAGCTCTTATTCGTAAGACTGATCAAAAGCTTCTTGATATTGTAGGTGTTGATTGGAATCCAGTACAAAACGTTGAAGCGTTTCGTTTCTTTGATAGTTTTTGTAAACAAGGTCAAATGACTATGCATACTGCAGGTTCTTTATTTGACGGTAAACGTGTTTGGGCTCTTGCTAAGATTGCCTCAGACTTTGAACTCTTTAATGGAGATAAAGTAGAAGGTTTTTTACTTTTCTCTAATCCTCATAAGTTTGGTCAAGCAGTTGATATTCGATTTACCCCTGTACGGGTAGTTTGTAATAATACTTTGACTTTATCTTTAGGAACAGCTGCGCAAAATGCAGTAAAACTTAATCATCGTAGAGAGTTTGAACCTGAAGGTGTAAAACAGGTTCTAGGACTAGCTACTCAGCATATGGATGAGTATAAAGAGACTGCTCAGTTCTTAGGTTCTAAGCAAGTTACAGATGCTGAGTTTAAGAAGTTCTTATCTGAGATCTTCGGTGAGTCTAAGAAAGACGATAAGTTAACTCGCTCTGCTCAGTTAGCTTATGATGTACTAGATACTCAGCCAGGTGCAGAGTTTGCTAGAGGTTCATGGTGGTCAGCTCTTAACGCTGTTACTTATGTAACTGATCATCAGCTAGGTCGAGCAGGAGATACTCGTCTTAACTCAATTTGGTACGGTGCTACTCGTACTAAGAAAATAGAAGCAGTCAAAAAGGCTGTAGAATATGCGGAGGCAGCATAATGAAAGATCCATTTAAAAAAGTAGATAAATTCGGAGTGCAACTTTTAGTTGCCTTCGTTTTAGGAGTTGGTGTAATAGTTATTAGTAGTACAGCTTTTGGTGAAACTGTTACAGATGTAACTAAACAAGTCATTAATAAAACTCCTTACCAAGTTGAAGTATGTACTGAACGTCATGTATCTGGAGATAAGACAGGAGATACTTTAATGGGTGCTATTATAGGTGGCGCTATTGGTAATAATGTAACTAAAAATGTAGAAAACGGTGGCGCTGTAGGTGCTTTATTAGGAGGTATGATGGCTCATAATAATAGCAAAGCTACAGGAGGTACTCGTAAAGTTTGTAACATAGAAACGAGATATAATGAAACTGCAACTACAGTATATTCTCATAGTGTTGTTACATTTACATATGAAGGTAAGACGTACTCTCTAAAATTTAATAAATAGTGTATGTCGGGTTTTGATGAACTAGGAATACAACTTACTGATCTCCTTGCACCTTGGATAGCTATTCTAATTTCTATTAGTGCAGCTTTCTGGTTCAAGGATTTCGCTACTAATATGATGATTGGGTTAAAATATAGAAGCAATTCTCATTTTAACGAAGGTGATCATGTTATACTTGACGGTAAAGATGCTATAATAGTTAAGTTTGGAATGAGAGAAACTGTATTTGGTATCTATACTGATAGAGGTTATGTCTGGCGATTTATTCCTAATGATAAATTACCTAATCAAAAACTAGAAAAAATTATCAATAAAAATTTGCACTTAGATACAGATGAAGAAAAAGGTAGAAGAATGCAAGAGATGATTGATAAGGCTCAAGATGATAAAATAGCTAAGAATAAAGAAGCTATAGAAAATCTTAAAAACTAATCTTATAATAATAACGTAACTGAATAGGGTGTAAATTATGTATCAGCGAGCTGCTAAGACTAAGCCTGCGTCTATGACTTCTATGGATGGTATGGCTCAAGTTGCTTTTTTTCGTATAGCAAAGGAAGAACTAACTAAAGCGGGTTATGAGGACCCGGCTTTCTATTTTGAACAAGTAGAAGACTGGTTGCGATCAGGAAAGGGACTACCCTCAACTGCGCGTGAAGTTGGAAAGGTATTAGGACTATGAATGAATGGGTAAAGTGGAAAACTAAAAGAAATGATTTAGGTCATATAGATCATTTTCTATACGATACTATTGATTATAAAATGGTAGGTCATGTACGTAAGACTGGGAAAATTTTTGAAGCTAAGGTTTTAGGAAGACCTTTGTTTACTCGAAGAACTCTTAAATCCGCTAAATCGGATGTTGAAATGATATTTGATAAATTAGGAGTTGGCCAAGACTTTTCAGGAGATGTAAACTTTGAAGAAGCATAGTATAGAACAAACTGCAGCTTGGGCTAAAAGCTGGGGTCATAAGGGATTTGAGCATATATATCCTGAAAATATTGAAAAAAGAAGACAAGAAGCTGTCTCTGGATATAATAAACGAAACAGAGATAAGAATAAAGAACGGTTCCGTAGCTCAGCTGGATAGAGCAACAGACTTCTAATCTGTGGGTCGGGGGTTCGAGTCCTCCCGGAATCGCCAAAGCGGGTATAGTATAATGGCTATTATTGCAGCCTTCCAAGCTGAGGATCGGAGTTCGAATCTCCGTACCCGCTCCAATAAATACTCTTAAAGGAGTAAATCATGCCACCTAGAAATCATAAAACTTGGTTAAAAACACCTAAAGTAGAACATATTAGTAGTGAGATATATTCATCTTATGAAGTGTATAAACAGGAACAAGAAAATATTTTTTCTAAAGTATGGGTTCCAATGTGTCATTTATCTGAAATACCAGAACCAGGTAATTTTAGAACTACATCTATAGCAGGTACTAATGTTATAGCTATTAATAGAGGTTATATGGGGATTCAAGCTTATATCAATCCTGGTAAATACACTACACCATCAGGTTATATTTCTAGAGCTCAATTTTACATGGATGATTATGTAAAAATTCATACAGAAGTAAAACATGGACAGATGGTATGGGTTACACTAGATCCTAATCCAACTCAAAGTGTAGAGGAGTGGACTGCTGGTGCATTTGATTGTATAGCAGATGCTATTGATACTGAGGAGTTGGACGTATTTCATTATCATAAAGCAGTTATAGATACTAACTACAAATTGTGGCATGATACCAACTCAGAATTCTATCACGACTTCATGCATTACTTCAATAGAGTGTCAGGATTCAATGATGAATATTTCGCTAGAAAAAATATTCCTTTTGATAACGGTCATGTTAATGTTAGCAGCTTTACTGTTAACTATGAAGAGTATGATGGATTTGAAGATCGTGGGGAGTTATCTTTTCCTAATCTGCCTCCTAACCAATGGTATATGGTTGACCTTTTTCCAGGCTATAACTTCAACCTTCGTGGCTCAGCTTATCGTTCTGACATTGTCACACCGCTAGGTCCAAACAAAGTTTTGATTGAGTTTCGTGGATATGGTTTGAAGAAAGATACGGAAGAAGAAAGAGCAAGTCGTATCAAAGCTCATAATACTATTTGGGGTCCTTTTGGTCGTAACCTACATGAAGATCTTATTGGTGTAGCAGGTCAAGGTACAACAATGAGAGAAGGTACTGAACGCAGAAATATTCTACATGGAAGACATGAAAATAGTACTATTCATGATGAAGTTGGAATGAGACATTATTATGGCGAGTGGGGTAAGTTTATGGATATGAATCCATCTAATCCCTTGAATAAATATGCTGTATAGAGTAACCGGTTATTTTAAAGAAGAAAAAATAACAAAAATTTTTGATAATCTCTATAATGCTATAGAGTTTAAGGATACAGTTGACGCTCACTATCCTAGTAAAGTAACTTTTGAAAAAGGGGTTTATCCGATGAGAGAAATGGTATATAATAGTTGGAATGGGGTTATGAATATGGATGTTAACCCTCTTAAACATATTCCAGATCTTCAAGTGCGACATTTAGTACTGCAAATTTTAGCTTGGATGTGGTGTATTGTATTTTCTATGTATATAGGAAGCTGGGTTGTTATGGGTATCAGTATGGTTGCTCATGCTCTACTTCTTACTGCAATAGTTATTACAGTAGGTACTTTTAACGTAGCAAAAAATAATCCAGGTTTCTTTAAAAAGTTTCCAACCTCTACACCAAGTAGAGCTAGAACATTATGGATTGAAGGTAAACCATATAAAGATCCATATGGGGGAGAACACGAATAGGAGACGTCCTATATGAGCACTAACGCTCATCAACGAAAGGAGAACGGACTGCGGTCCAGCATCTAGCATTTATTAGCTAGCTCTGCGTTATAGAAAAGAGGCACCGCAGAAGGCCTCTTTTCTTTTTTCTTAAAAAATAAAATAGTATCTCTATAATAAGTAAGTGAAAGAGAGGTAAGATGCCGTTTCCAGCATTTATAGAAAATACTCGTGATGGCGAGAAAGCTTATGATGTTTATACTCGTATGCTTAAAGATAGGATTGTCTTTTTAACAGGGGTAGTAAGAGAAGAGATGGCTAACCATCTCGTTGCTCAATTGCTATTGCTCGAATCTCAAAACGACAAAGCTCCTATTATAATGTACGTTAACAGTCCGGGAGGATCTGTAACTCACGGTATGTCTATCTATGATACGATGCAGTATATTACTTCACCAATTCACACGGTGGTGATAGGTCAAGCAGCATCTATGGCTTCGTTGCTCGCTTGTTCTGGTGCTCATAGATCTATCACTACCAACTCTCGTCATATGATTCATCAACCTTTAGGAGGAGCTTCAGGTCAAGCTACAGATGTTCTTATTCATGCTAATGAACTGGTTAGATGGAAAGAAGTTCTGACTAGTATTTATCAGAAACATACAGGTCAAGATTATGATAAACTGGTAGCAGATATGGAAAGAGATAATTATATGACAGCAGAACAAGCTAAAGAATATAATCTAGTTGATATTATAGTGGAGAATAGAGTTGAAAGTACAACTGATTGATAGTCTAGGTAGTGACGTAAATGTAGTAAATGCTGCTAGAGTATCTTTTGCAAAAGAAGTTTCTGAATTTTCTGATAGAGATGAAAAACTAATTAATTATCTTGCTTCTCACGATCATTGGACTCCGTTTAGTCAGGTTCAATATCAGGTAAGAATTAGCGCACCCATTTTTGTAGCTCGTCAATGGTATAAACATCAGATAGGTATTTCTCGTAATGAAGTATCTAGACGATACGTTGATTATACTCCAGAAGTGTATGCTAATAGATTATGGAGAAAAAGACCTGAAAATAAAAAGCAAGGTTCTTCTGATACTAGTTTCTTTACTGAATCTGAACTTGATACTGTTACTTTTATTTACGATGATGCTGTTAGACATGCTAAAGATGCTTATGCTGCTCTAATAGAAAAAGGAGTAGCTCCTGAACAAGCAAGAGCAGTTCTTCCTCAAGGTACTTATACAGAATGGGTCGAAACAGGTAGTTTAGCTGCTGCAGCTAGAATTGTTAGTTTACGTGACCAAGATGATGCTCAGAAAGAAATTAGAGATCTTGCTATAATGTTAGCTAAAGAAGTAAAAGATATAGCTCCTGTGAGCTGGAAAGCACTTACTAATGCGCATTGAGAATGACATAAAATTAGACTTTAAAGATGTTCTAATTAGACCTAAAAGATCAGAACTAAGTTCTAGATCTGAAGTAGTTTTAGATAGAAACTTTAAAGTAAACGAAAACGATGAATATAACTGGGTAGGTATTCCTATAGTTGCATCTAATATGGATACTACAGGTACTATAGAAATAGCTAAAATACTTAGAGAGTTTAAACTTTTAACTTTTTTACATAAGCATTATGAAGTAGAAGATCTATATAATATATTTTTTGAGCCTCAAGAGTATGTAGGTTACTCTATGGGTATAACTGATTTAGATGTAAAAAAATGGGAACAGCTTCAGTCTAAATTACCAGTAGGTAATATTAAATGGGTTTGTATTGATGTAGCTAATGGTTATACAGAACGTTTTATAGAATTTGTAAAAGACTTTAAAGAAGCTAACCCTTCTATAAGGTTAGTTGCTGGTAATGTAGTTACTGGAGATATTACAGAGCAATTAATCTTAGCAGGAGCAGATGTAGTTAAAGTAGGTATAGGTCCTGGTAGTGTTTGTACAACTAGAATTCAAACTGGTGTAGGTTATCCTCAACTATCATCTATAATTGAATGCGCTGATGCTGCTCATGGTTTAGGTGGTAGAATTATGGCAGATGGAGGTTGTACTTGTCCTGGAGATGTAGCTAAAGCATTTGGAGCTAATGCTGATTTTGTTATGATAGGTGGTATGTTTGCTGGTCATGAAGAATCAGGAGGAGAAACTATCACAGAAAACGGAGAGTTGTATAAAGTTTTTTATGGTATGTCATCTGATACTGCTATGGAAAAGTATGCTGGAGGAGTAGCTGAATATAGATCTTCTGAAGGTAAAACTGTAAAAATTCCTTTTAGAGGTTCTATTGCTAATACAGTACAAAGTCTTTTAGGAGGTCTTAGAAGTTCTTGTACTTATGTAGGAGCAAGAGAACTAAGAGAGCTTTCTAAATGTACTACTTTTGTAAGAGTAAACGAAACACATAACAAGGTATTTGAATAATGTCTAAAGATGACTTCATAAATGAAAACTACACTTTTACTAAAGATACAATAATAAATAATGAGTTAGACTCCTCTATTTCATACGATTTTTTTAATAAAAATAATTTACCAGAGGTTCTAAGAAGTTGCTTAGAGTTTTTGCAATCAAGCGGTTATCCTTATGTTACCAAACTAGTTGCAGTTAAAGAAGACGGCGAAGAGTTAGCGTCTGATGATGATATTAGTGAAGAGATTTTTGAAGTCTTAAACACTGTAGTAGAAGAATTAGATACAATTAGAGCTAATAAACGCAAAGAAATTAAACCTAAATTAGAAGTGGTTGTATCTAATGATGATGAAAATAACAGCACTGATAGCACTTAGTCTAGCTATTCTATCTCCTGCATATGCAAGCGAAAAATGGGTACAAAAACCTGTACAGTGTGGTTCTCCTGATAAAGCTAAAGGTATTTTAGAAGAATACGGTGAAAAAGCTATTTTAGGAGGACTTACTAATGTCAAAGGTCCTGACGATAATAGAGATTTTTATTACCCTTTATATGTTTTTGCTAATACTGAAACCGGTTCATTTACTATTATAGAATATCATTTAGGATCTAATGAAGTTTGTGTAATTGGTTATGGTAATGGTTTAGACTTTGACGTGCAGAAATTCTTTGAACCTAAGAATGAATCGTAATAAATAAATAGTCCAGGTTGCTCCTGTAGTTAAAACAGCCAAATAAAAATAAAATTTTTTTTGGAGCAACGATGGAATTTTACGAAAACATATTCATAACTACCCTTATAACTGTAGTAGGCTTTATTGCTTGGCGCGTTTGGACTATAGAATCTAACCACCTAAGGCATTTGAATGAAGATATCAAAGAGCTTAAAACTGATATTAAGTGGCTTATCGAATTTCATAAAAAAGAAAAGTAGTCTATTACTTTTTCTTTTGCTTTTCCCCACCCCTTTATCAGCACTCTCACAAGCTGAACATACTTTTATTAGACAAATAGACTACTGTTTATCTCAACTATATAAACGTATAGATGAAGATAGACATATAGATAGACAAATTATTATAGCTATGGCTTCGTTAGAATCTAATTATGGTAGAAGTAGGTTTGCTTTAGAAGGATATAATTTTTTTGGAATTAGAACTAATAATTTAGATAGACCTCATATCAAGCCAAAAGGTTATAAAAATCCTAATTTCGGTCTTATAAAATTTAAACATTTTTGCGAAAGTGTTAATTATACGGTTTGGACTTTAAATGACCATCCAGCTCATAAAAAATTTAGTAAATCAAAAAACGTTAATGACTTAATAAACTGGGCTACAGATCCTGATTATATAAAGAAGATAAAAGAACGTATCAAAACTCATTCAGAAAAAAGTCATAACTAACCTTATAATATATATGGAGGTGTGATTATGGCAAGAAGATCTAAAGTCGATATGTCAGCGAATATTAAAGCGCTGCTTGATCAAGAAAAACCAGAACCTAAAAAAGTTAGACGTCGTAGAAAACCTATGACAGATGCGCAGAAAAAAGCAGCTGCTGAACGTCTAGCAAAAGCTAGAGCGGCTAAGAAACCTGCTAAAGGTAAAACTTATCATGAAGTTTGTTATGATGAAAAAAGATGTTTTAAACCTCTTAAAGATGTACAAGCTTGGCTTAAAGAAGCAAAAGAACAAGCATATGCTTCTAAAAAAGATATGCAACGTTTAAAAGATGGAACAAAAGACTGGTCAGTTGCTTCAGATAAGTATCATTTTTGGTACGGTTATGTAAATGATATTAATTGGTATCTACGTCATGGAGATTGGATATCAAATACTTATGGTTCACAGCAACAAAATAAAACTAAATGGAAGACTATCGTTCATGCATATTATCCTGATGGTACAAGAAAAGATCAAGTAAAAGATACTATAATAGAGGATAAACCCAAGAAAAGACGTAAGAGGAAAACGAAATGAAGCTGTCTAAAAAGACTTTAGCTATCTTAAAAAACTTTGCTACTATTAATCAATCGATTGTAGTTAACCCAGGAAATAAACTAGAAACTATCTCTAATGTAAAAGATATTTTTGCTAAAGTAGATGTAGATGAAACGTTTGATAAAACGTTTGCTATTTACGATCTTAATGAATTTTTAGGTGTAGTGAGTCTATTTGAAGACCCTGATTTTGAGTTTGGAGATGGAGAAGTAATTATTTCTCAAGGTAAGATGAAGCAGAAATATTATTATGCTGACCCTGCTGTAATTACAGCTCCACCTGAAAAGGGTGTATCTCTTCCTTCTGTAGAAGTCAAAGCGTCTATGAAAAAAGAGCAATGGGGCGTAGCTGTTAGAGCTGCTTCAGCTAATAACGCTTCTACTCTTACGTTTACTAATGGTGATATTTTACTACATGATAAAGGCGTTCCTAACTCTAATAACTTTGTATTCGAAGGAGTTGCAAGTCATGAAGTAGATTACAATTTATCTATAGCAGTAGAAAAGCTTAAAATGATTATGGACGATTACGAAGTAGAAGTTTGTTCTAAAGGTTTAGCAAGGTTTAATGGAGCTCAAGGCATTGAATATTTTATCGCGTTGCTGCCGGATGGTAAATATGGCTCTTAATAAAGAACAAAGAGAAGGTTTAGAAAGTTCTATTTTCGATGCGCATTTTGCAGCTAATAAATTTATAGAATCTGGTAAAGACATTCATAAAAAATTATTAGAAATAAGTGTAAATGAAGCAATACAAACATTAGAAGCAGTTAAAGACGAAATAAAAGATGATGACATGGTTGGAAATTATAAAATTCATTTATTAGTTCCTCTTCAATTGTATGAAGTAATAAAAGCTAGAAAAGCTAATGAGTAAAAATTACGATAAAAAATGGAGTAATACTTTTAAAGATTTTAACTCCTTAGGTAAAAGTGGAGTAGTAACAGGTAACGCTGTTGCTATTGAAGTAGATGGCAAAGTTTATGAAACTTTGAAGCAAGCTAAAGAAGAGACAGGGAAATCTCTTTGGTGGCTTAAAAAACATGGTAAAGTATTATAATATTACTGTGCGATGAGGGTATGATGAAAAGCGATTTCCTTTATGTAGAAAAATACCGTCCTAAGACTATCGAAGAGTGTATCTTACCTGATAGTATTAAGAAAGTATTTCTTACCCTTCGAAATAAAGGAGAGATCATCAACCTATTGCTCTCTGGTGGGGCAGGTACTGGTAAGACCTCAGTAGCTAGAGCTCTTTGTAATGAACTGGATTGTGATTATATTATAATTAACGGTTCAGAATCGCGCGGTATAGACATGGTAAGGCAGCAAGTATCCTCATTTGCATCTACCATGTCTACAAACGGCAAGGTGAAAGTTGTGATTCTCGATGAAGCGGATTACATCACACCCGAAGCACAAGCTGCTCTCCGTAATTTGATTGAGTCCTTCTCTTCATCTTGCCGTTTCATTCTTACTTGTAACTTTAAAGCTAAAATTATTCAACCTTTACATTCTCGTTGTTCTGTAGTTGACTTTACTATAGATAAAAGTGAACTACCTAAGCTACAAGCTGAGTTTGCTAAAAGAGTCATATCTATACTTAAAACTGAGCAGGTAGAGTTTAACACTGAAGTAATTTTAGAAGTTATTAAACGTTACTTTCCTGATAATCGTAGATGTCTAAATGAACTGCAACGATATGCTAATATTTCAGGTAATATCGATACAGGTATATTATCCGTTGTTGATAGCTCTAAAGTAAAAACTTTAGTAGAATTTATTAAGAAGAAAGATTTTAAATCTTGCCGTCAGTGGATAGCTGACAATCCTGATCCAGATGTGTTGTTTAGCGAGTTGTATATAAATATATCTAGTTTGGTAGACTCTGCATCTATACCTGAACTTATCTTAATTATGGGTGAGTATCAACATAGAGCTGCTTTTGTTGCATCTCAAGAGATAAACTTAGCAGCGTTTGTAGTAGAGGTTATGAAAAGTGTAAAATGGAAATAAGAGAAGGTATATTTAGATTATTGAAAAAAATTATTAACGAGAACAGCTTAACTCTAGCTGTAATCTATACTCTTGGTCATGTTATAATAGCAATGAATGTAGTTTATTGGCTTACAGGATCAACTATATGGGAAGCTGGAGTAGTAGCCTTAGTAGAACCTTGCATTAACGGTGTATGGTTTTATGTTCTACATAAGACATGGGTTAAGTTAACGAATGGAAATTGACTTATTCGGTAATATTATTCAGCAAGAGAAAGACTACAATACAGAAACTCGTAGTGATTCTCCCTTTGTATACATGAATAATATTTCTAAGAAAGACTATCCTGATAGTCTAGAAGGTTATAATCCTTTCCTTACTAATCTTGGCTTTAGTCAAAGACAAGATACGGTTCTCTATGCAAACGAGATGAATAAGTATGCTGATTTACCTGAAGAAGCTCAGTTTGACTTCTATTTTTATAGTCTACCTAAGAAAAATTATTTTGCTAAGTGGGCAAAGAAAATGAAAAGAGAAGAAACAGAGATGATTATGGAGTACTTCAAAGTTTCATATAAAGTAGCTAAGCAGTATGAAAAGATATTAGAAGAAAAACAGCTACAACAAATTAAGAAATGGTATGAAACTAGAAAGGGAGGAAAATAAATAATCTAGCGGGTCTTCTTAATTATGGAAGATAAAATGTTAGATAATTTATTAGAAGTGCGATTGCGAGAAAGAGAAGATTTCCTTAAGATCGTTGAAACCTTAACTCGTATAGGTATATCTACAAGAGATAAAAGATTAGTGCAAACTTGTCATCTATTTCATAAGAGAGGCAAGTACTATGTATGTCATTTTAAAGAGTTGTTTAAAATTGACGGTGTAGATAAAACGATGATTACAGAAGAAGATATTGAACGAAGAAATGCTATAGCTAAGCTTCTACAAGAGTGGGGCTTATGTCATATTATAGATAAAGATAAAGCAGAACCAAGTTCATTGAACAGAATTAAGATAGTTCCTTTTTCTAAAAAAAGTGAATATACCCTCAAACAAAATTACACCATTGGCAAAAAGGCTGAGTATTAGACTATAATATAGTTATGGATTACTATACTAATATTGTTCGTCGAGGTGATAGACTTCTTATCAGAGGTGTTCGCAACGGAGAAGAGGTTCGTGACAAGGTACGTTACGAACCTACTCTGTATATTGAACATCATAAAGATTATGGCTATAAGTCGCTATATGGTAAAAGTCTTAAACCTATAGAGTTTTCTAATATGAATGAAGCTTGGGAGTTTTCTGCTGAGCATAAAGATTCTAATCTTAAAGTGTATGGTTTTCCTCGTTTTGAGTCTCAATATTCTTTAGAAAACTTCGGTGACGCTGTTACTAAATGGGATAAGAAAGATCTAAGAATATTCAATATAGATATTGAGGTATTTTCTAACGAAGGTTTTCCTGAAGCTAAAGACGCTGCTTATCCTGTTACTGCTATCTGTATACATGATTCTAAAGTAGATAAATTTGTTACTTTTGGTCATGGTAAATGGAATGAAAAAGAGTCTATTCTACCAGAAGACATTCGTTCTAGAGTTATGTATGTTGAATGTAAGACTGAAACAGATCTACTTACTAAGTTTCTTCAGTACTGGAATAAATTTACTCCTAATATTGTTACTGGTTGGAATATTGAGAAGTTTGACTTTCCTTATCTCTATAATAGACTAGAGAATATGGGTATAGGAGGTCATAAGCTGTCTCCTTGGGGTAGAGCATCTCTTCGTAATATCTCAACTTCTAGAGGAGAAGAAATAGCGGTTACTATTGACGGGGTAGATCAGATTGACTATATTGAACGTTATCGTAAAACTAAGATACAAGAATCGTATAGACTCGACTTTATCGCTTCTGTAGAATTAGGAGAAAGAAAGTTAGACTATTCAGAAGTTTCTGGTTTGCATATGCTATATGTAGAAAACTTTCAGAAATTTATTGACTATAATATTCAGGACGTTAATCTTGTTAAACGTCTCGATGAAAAGTTAGGTCTTATTGACGCTCAGATTATGATAGCGTATATGGCTTGTATTAACTATGGTGAGGTTAACTCTACTGTTAGAACCTGGGATAGCTTGATTAATAAAGAGCTACAAAAGGATAGAGTTATACCTCATTTTCATATTACTACTGCTGAATCGTCAGGTAATATTCCAGGTGGTCATGTTAAAGAACCTCAAGTAGGAAAGCATGGCTGGTGTATGTCTTTTGACTTAAACTCTCTATATCCTCACCTTATCATGCAGTTTAATATCTCTCCTGAAACCTTTAGACCAGAAGAACAAGTATGGCCTATGGAAGGTGATATGGAAAGAGTGCAGAAGTTTTTGTCTAAAGAGAAATATAAAGCACCTAAAGGATTGTCAGTATCTGGATCGGGATACACGTTCTCCAATGAGATAGAAGGGGTAATCCCACGTCTAATGCGTAGATTGTATGATGATCGTAAGAAAATTAAACAAGCTATGCTACAAAAACAAAGAGAGGGTAAAGATGACTCTCTTGAAAACTTACGACAATATGTTATAAAGATTCTACTTAATTCAGGTTATGGTGCGTTCGTTAACAAATACTTTAGATGGTATGATCAACGTATTGGTAAGTCTATTACTCTATCGGGTCAGTTAGTTATTCAGATTGCTGAACGCGAGATTAATAAATGGATGAATAAGGTCTTACAAACTGAAAACGTAGATTATATTATTGCTATCGATACTGACTCTAACTATCTTAACTGTCAACCTTTAGTAGATAAGTTTTTCTCTAATAAATCTAAGAATGAAATAGTAGATATACTAGATAAAATTGCTAAAGAGCAAGTGCAGAAAGTTCTAGAAGAAGGATGGGTAGATACTAAAGATTATCTTAACGCTTACGATCAAAAGATGGTTATGGAAAGAGAAGCTATAGCTTCATCTGCTTTCTGGACTGCTAAGAAGAGATATGCTATGTGTGTTTGGGATATGGAAGGTGTTAGAATGCCTGATGATAAACCTAAACTTAAGATTCAAGGCTTAGATGCTATTAGATCCTCTACTCCTCAGTCATGCAGAGAAGCTCTACTTACTATGATTAGACTTACTCTACTAGAAGATGAAAAGACTCTTCAATCATATATTTCTGACTTTAAAGATAAGTTCAAGGCTATGCAATTTGAAGATATAGCGTTTCCTCGTACGATGAATAATATTTCTAAAATGACTCAAACTTCAGGTTTTGCAAAGGGTACTCCTCCTCATATTAGAGGTGCTATACAGTTCAATAGATTACTAAAGCAATATAAGCTAGAAAAAGATTGGGAGACTATGAAAGATGGCGAAAAAGGAAAATTCATCTATCTTCGCGAACCTAATAATATTGGTACTAATGTACTTTCTTTTAATCATACTGTTCCTAAAGAGTTTGACTTCATAAAATATATTGACTTTGAGAAGCAATTTTCAAAAGCTATCATTGAGCCTATGGATATTATTCTATCTCCTATTGGTTGGACTCCGGAAAAGCAAAATACTCTAGAAGACTTCTTTTCTTAATAAATAGAATAAAGGAATTCTACTATGGATATTGAACTAGTTAAAAAATTTGGTAGTCTAGCTAACTTTAGAGATTTTCTATCTGAAAAAATAAACGATGGAGCTGAAATTTCTAGAGGTAAAGACAGTAACGATACTTCTAAAGAAGAGAAAAAAGAAAAAAAGATTTCTAAAGAAGTAGAAAAGAAAGCTGATGGCTCATCTACTGAAACTCATTACGATACAGACACGGGAGAAGAGCAACCTAATCCAGCAGAAATGCCTCCTCCTGCTCCCCCAGTAGATCCTGCAGCAGCTCCTGGTTCTCAAGTAGCTGTAGGAAAAAAAGATACTAATGATAATGAAGCAGATGCAGATAAGGCTGTTAAAATAGAACTTTCTGGTCAGAAAGAAAAACTTAATCTAAAGCCTAAGGTTACAGTCAAAGATAATGGAACTGACAGAAAGTAATTTGGAGATTTACGCAGCTAAGCATTATAGATCAGAATCGTGTCTAAGTAAAGAAGAGTTTATAGAAGATTATAATAGACACAAACTTGCGAAGAAACTGACTAAAAAATTTGCAGCGGAAAAGTCAGAGAATATTAGATTATTATGTAACCATATATTATGTTTTACTAATAGTTTTGAATTACCTGCAGCTAAAAATATATTAATGTATGGTATAACAGAGAAAGAAAAGAGTGTAATGAAGACAGTGTTAAATTATTTTGGCTTTTTAGTTCAAGGAGAAATGCCTCAAATTAAATTTGATTTATACACTGCAAAAGTTCTTAAAGAGATGGATAATGGCCGTTAATCAAGTTGTAGATACAGTAATTATTTTTAGAATACTTAAAAAACTGGTAACTCCTTTTCACAAAACCCCTGCTTTCAAAGCTGGTGTAATAGATAGAAATGGCAAAATTTTAATTAGACCAGGAGATAGAACAGCTAACCAAAAAAAGACTATTACTCTTTTAGATAGAATGGTTTTTAATCTTAAAAGACTATTAGCTAAAGTTCCAGGTGGCAAGACTCAACTTGCATCTTATGTTGCAGCTTTAGCTCTAATAAAAGAGTATGTGGAAAAAGAGTCTAACGAAAAGACATCTCAAGTGTTATTAGAAAAATTAGAAGAACATAAAATTATACCTAAAACAAAATATGACTTATCAACTCAAGAAGGCTTTATGGATGCTTGGGAAGAAGCTATGTATGAAGGAATGGCTTCTGGCGCATCTATAGGTGGTCCTCTCTCAGGAGCAGGTTCTAACGCTCAAGTAAATGCCACAGGATTAGCAGGGATTGATCCTGTTCTAGGCAATAAAAAAATTAAAAGAAGAAAAGATCTACGTAAAATACTTGACAGATAAATTATAATATCTTTATGTTCAAGTCATTGAGTGATTGTGTTATGCAGGGTACTTGCCCGTATTGTGGAAACGATTCTTTTGTTTACACATACGAAGAAGAAAAAGTATTTTTATGTCATCATTGTCAAAGACACTTAAGCTACGAAAAGGTAATAAAAAATGCTAACATGGATAGTAATGATGATCGGAATATTCGGTCTGTCTCAAGAGTCGCCGTTAACTATCAGAGCGTGTTACGTAATTGTGAGAGCTTATCTAATCTTGCTGATAACCATGAGTGCGTACTATATGCACGGTCTAGAAACCTCCCTGACAGCGTTTATAGTGAGTTATATTACTGTGAAGACTTTGGAATGGTTGCTGAAGCTGCCGGCATTAAAATTAAAGGATCTAAAAGACTTGTAATACCTCTCAAGAACGAGAATAACGAATTATTTGGGGTTCAGGGAAGATCTCTAGACGGTTCCGAACCTAGATACTTAACTATAATGTTTAATGAAGACGAAGAAAAGATATATGGAAAACATAAAGTTGATCTTACTAAAACTTTCTATTGTGTAGAAGGACCATTAGACAGTTTATTTCTAAAAAATTGTATTGCTATGGCAGGATCCGATGGTCTATCAGATAAATACAACTCCAACGCTGTCTTGTGCTTTGATAATGAGCCACGAAACAAGCAAATTGTTGATAAAGTGGAGAAATATATTGACAAAGGTTTCAAGACAGTCATATGGCCTGACTATATTAAAGAAAAAGACATAAACGATATGATACTTAAAGGTATTGATGTTCAATCAATAGTTGAGCATAATACTTACGCTGGACTTGCAGCTAAAATTAAGTTTAACGCATGGAAGAAGGTAAATGGCTAATAAATTAAAAGTTAATTATAACATGGACGAACATCTAACTGATTATGCTATAGGAATGTTAGAAGATTTTTATATGTTAGAGCATGAGAAATCACCACAAGACGCATATGCAAGAGCTTCAACAGCTTGGGCAACTTATAAAGGCGAAACTGATCATGAATTAGCTCAACGTTTATATGAATATGTTAGTAAAAAATATTTTATGTTTGCATCTCCAGTATTATCTAATGCACCAAATGGAAAGAAAAAAGACAAAGGTCTTCCTATTTCTTGTTTTTTGACTTATGTACCAGATACATTAGAAGGTCTTATTAGCCATAGCTCTGAACTGCGATGGTTATCTATCTATGGAGGAGGTGTTGGAGGCCATTGGTCAGATGTTAGGACTGTGAGTGATATTGCTCCCGGTCCTATTCCATTTTTGCATACTGTAGATGCTGATATGATTGCTTATAGACAAGGAAGAACTCGTAAAGGTTCTTATGCTGCATATATGGATGTATCTCATCCTGATATTATGGAGTTCTTAAATTTAAGAATACCTACAGGTGATGTACAACGAAAAGCTCTTAACTTACACAACGCAGTTAATATTTCGGATGAGTTTATGCATTGTGTGTTCGAAGGAGAACCTTGGCATCTAAAGGACCCTAAAGATAATTCAGTTAAGGAGACTGTAAATGCTAGAAAATTATGGGAACGTATTTTGGAGATTAGGTTTCGAACCGGAGAACCATATCTTAATTTTATTGACACTGCTAACAACGCGCTTCCTTCCAACTTGAAAAACTTAGGATTAAAAATTCATGGATCTAATCTTTGTAATGAGATACATTTGCCAACGAGTGGCGACAGGACTGCAGTCTGCTGCCTTTCATCTCTTAATCTTGAATTATATGATGAATGGAAGGATACGACCATTGTCGAGGATCTTATCACTATGCTCGATAATGTTATTCAGTATTTCATCGATAATGCCCCAGATGCAATCTCAAGAGCTAGATTCTCAGCTGAAAGAGAGAGATCTATAGGTCTAGGAGCTATGGGATTTCATTCATATTTACAAAGAAATAATATTCCATGGGAATCAGAATCAGCATCAGTAAAAAATATAATTATATTTGACAACATTAAAGATAAATCAGTTAAACAATCTAAATCATTAGCATCAATAAGAGGAGAGTATCCAGATGGTATTGGAACTGGTCTTAGACATGCGCACTTACTTGCAATCGCTCCCAACGCCTCTAGTGGTATCATTCTTTCTACTAGCCCTAGCATTGAGCCGATGAAAGCTAATGCGTTTACTCATAGAACTAGAGCAGGTTCTTTCTTAGTTAAAAATCAATATCTAAAGAAAGTATTACAAAAACATGATAAAAACGATGATAAGACATGGTCGTCAATCATTACAAACAAAGGTAGTGTACAACACCTCTCTTTCTTATCAGATACGGAAAAGAGTGTATTTAAGACTGCGCAAGAACTCGATCAAATGTGGGTTGTCAAACATGCAGCGGAAAGGCAAAGATTTATATGTCAAGGTCAGTCCGTTAATCTTTTCTTCCCTGCTGGCAGCGAAAAGTCCTATGTTAATAAAGTTCACCTTGCCGCGTGGGAGCAAGGGCTTAAAGGGTTATACTATCTACGTACAGAAGCAAAGTCAAGAGCTGAGACTGTTGCAGATAAAGTAGAAAGAATAGCATTAGAAGATTATAAAGGTACTGTTATCTACGGTAAAGACGATTGTCCTTATTGTGAGATGGCTAAAGAAGAATTCCTTATGAGAGGAATACAATTTGAGTTTGTAGATCTCAAAGAGATAAAAAAGACTGCAGCGGAAGTAACAGGCAGAGATGTCAAAACCATTCCGCAAATTTATTATAATGGTAATTATGTAGGAGGGTATGAAGAACTTATGTCTTTCTTACATGATGATGTCGCAGTTCAAGAAGGCGACGAATGTAGAGCGTGTGAAGGATAAGGAGAATTATATGTCTACATATACAGACGAACTTAAAGCAGAACTGGACAGAGTCACACTTAGAGGCAGTCCAGATAAATCATCGTTTGCTAAATTAGCATCTGTAATTTGGAGAATGGATCAAAGAATTCAGATGTTAGAAGAGCAGATTGTGGTAGATAGTAAACCAAAGAAGAAAAAGGAAAACTAATGTCATTACTTGAAGAATCTAAAACTTATAAACCCTTCTTGTATCCTTGGGCAGTTGATCTGGTTAAGAAACACGAAGAAATTCACTGGGTAGAAGATGAAGCTGAACTGTCTGAAGACGTTCAGGACTGGCGCACAAAACTTAACGACGAAGAGAAAGAGTTTATTACTCATGTTCTAAGATTGTTTACTCAATCTGATGTACAAGTAGGAGCTAACTATCATGACTTTCTTATTCCAAAATTTAAGAACAACGAAGTTAGAAATATGTTAGCTTCTTTTGCTAACAGAGAAGGTGTGCATCAACGTGCATATGCTTTGCTAAACGATACGCTAGGTCTACCAGAAGAAGACTTTCATAAGTTTTTAGAGTATTCTGAAATGGCAGATAAGATTGAATTCATGCAAGATAATAATGTTACTACTCAAACAGGTTTAGCATTAGCATTGGCTCAATCTGTGTTTAACGAAGGAATGTCTTTATTTGCTTCGTTTGTTATGCTTCTTAACTTTCAACGTTTTGGAAAAATGAAAGGTATGGGAACAATCGTAGAATGGTCTATTAGAGATGAATCTATGCATGTTCAAGGTAATGCAAAGCTGTTCAGAACTTTTTGTGAAGAACATCCTCGCATTGTAACTGATGAGCTTAAGTCTAAAATTTATCAAATGTCTAAAGATGCTGTAGCTTTAGAAGATAAGTTTATTAGATTAGCTTTTAAAGGTAATGCTATCGAAGGTATTACTGAAAAAGAAGTCAAGCAATACATTAGACATATTGCAGACAGAAGACTTCTACAATTGGGTATGAAACCCAAGTTTAACGTCAAAGACAATCCTATTCCATGGTTAGATTGGGTTCTCAATGGCGCTTCACACGACAACTTCTTTGAAAAAAGAGTTACAGAATATTCAGTTACTAGCATGGAAGGTAACTGGGGTAGTTATGAAAGGACAGCAGCGTAATGGAAATGTTAAAAGCTTTAATTAAACAATATGAAGGGGAGATTGCTGTAGCACAGGCTACGGTCCGTATCTATATGAATAATAGTGTAGGTATTGGAGAACACCCACAGCATGCAGAAGAGATTGACACTCTGTTAGGAACTATTGCGGATCGTCAAGACAAAATTGAAGCTGCTGAGGAGATGATGGACTCCAGATACACGGATCGAATGACTTTAAATGAGACATCCTCAGTCTAATATTAATCATGTCGTTTAAGCACAAAGGGTCATCTCTTTGTTGCCATTGTAATAAAAACTCAGCCATCTTGGCGTATGACTTTTGGTCATACTCCTTGATGGTTTCCTTTTTTAACTCACCTTCATACTCTTTTACTATTGTTGATGAACCAAAATATTTTTCATAAAGTTTATCAGGTTTACCTGAATAACCAATATAATATCTACCATCTGGGAAGTAAGTACAATATACTCTATGAACCTTCTTAGGAACTTTTTTTCGCTTTCTCATATTATATTTATATGTGCGGAATAAATGGTATTACATCTCCTAATCAATTCGATAGAATAGATAAGATGATGGAGTACACTTATAAAAGAGGACCTGATGGAAAAGACGTTTATAGTAATGATGACGTTACATTTGGTCATAACCTTCTTGCTATATTTTCTGACATAGATAAATCTAAACAACCATATCATTATGAAGATAGTGTACTTATCTTTAATGGTGCTATCTATAATTATAAAGAACTTGATGAATGGAATAGTCAATCAGGTACAGATACTGAAGTACTAATAAAAGGTTTATATCATTATGGTATAGATTTTATGAATAGATGTGAAGGTATGTGGGCTTTTGCATTTTATAGAAAAGGTTATACTATTATATGTAGAGATCATTTTGGTATAAAACCTCTTTACTACAGACATAATGGTAATGAGTTAGTATTCTCATCTTCTATAAATGCTTTAGAAGTAGAAGATAAAAAACTTGATATGTTTGCTTTTAGTTTATACAATGCTTTTGGTTATGTTCCTGGATATCTAACTCTACTAAAAGGTTGTTACAAACTATGTCCAGGAGAATACATTACACATACAAAAGATAGTTTTAGTTCTGGTAATCTTTGGTATAGTAAAAAGTTTAGTATAGGTGAATATAATAAAGAAGAGTTTGTTTCTAAACTAGAACAAGCAGTAAAAAAGAGCTATGTAGGAATAAGGCAGAGAGGTATTTTCTTATCAGGAGGACTTGATTCAACCTCTGTAGCTCATTTTCTTGGAGAAAAAAATACTTTTACTAATAGATATACAGCTATGGATGAGCAGGTTAATGATGATGCTAACGTTGCTAAAAAAATGGCAGAAGATTATAAGTTTAATCACGAAGAAGTTATTATAACCCCTGAAATATTCTACGATAACATAGATGAATCTTTAGATAGTTTAGAACTACCGGTGTTTAATAAATCTACTCCTTCTTATTTTTATATGAATAAAATAATGAGATCTAAAAATACTATAGTAACTTATTCAGGAGACGGTGGAGACGAAATGTATACAGGTTACTCTGTTCATGGTCAATACGGTAACTATGAAGATCCTATAGAAGATCACTTTGAAACTATAAGCTGGAAGAAAAAGAAACAATTAAAGTTTACTAATGACAGTCTTTATATGACTAAGCAAAAATATCTATCTTATATGCATAACTGGTTTCCTAAAAATGTATTCGGAAATGATCATATCAATAACTGTTTATTTGTTGAAATGATTACTAGAGTATCAGAAGATTTTTTAACTAGAAATGATAAGTTTGGTTCTAATTTTGGAATGGAAGGTAGATTTCCTCTACTTAATTTGCCTTTCTATATGTATGTTATGTCTATTCCTTCTAATATTAAGATGAAAAATTTATCTATAGAAAATTTTAAACCTGGTGAATATAAATTTTTAGCTAGGAACAGTTTAAGTAATATCTTACCTGATTATGTTACTACAAAAAGTAAGTCTGGATGGTCTATTCCTGATGCTGAATGGAGAAAACAAGAAGATAAATTTATATCTAAAATGACAGATATAATTAAAGAGCCTCTCAATAATAATTTAGATAGTATTATTGATTGGAACTCTTCTAATGGACCTAAAACTTTTTATGCAGCTGTATTTCTTAAACAATGGTTGAAGAAGCACTCTATCAGCTTATAAGAAAAAAATATTACTATACACTATAAATATATTATACAAGGTTTATGATCGTGTATAGAATATACGGGCTGGACGCGGGGGCAGTACCCGCCGCTTCCACCATAAGGACATTGAATGGAGATTATTTGGCATATATTGTTAACCGCTTGTCTAAATTCAGAGTGCAGAACTCAAGATGTACAGTGGTTTGAAAACAAAAATACTTGTGAAGCAACTAAAAAGCTTTATGAAGAGATTCCTATAGACGGAAACTGGACAAGTGTTAATTATATATGTAAGCCAAAAGACTCAGTGTCTTTATGATGGGAGCGAACTAGGATCGACAGACGTCATAAAAATATGCGTAGATTTTGTATAATAAAAGTAACTGCAAAACGCAAGTCTACTTTTGCTTCAATCCTTAGCACGAAGAGAGAAGTTACTTCCTCAAGTGCTCAGGCTCTTGCAGCGATTGCCTAATCGAGTTAAGTACGATTAGCGGGGTTTTGGAGGTTTTTCCTGGCAACAGAAAAAACCTTCTTTTTTTGTTATAAATATATTGACGCCGATAATCGGGTCACTTTAAACTGTCCAATAATGGAGGTATTAATGACAGGAACATTTGCATTTCCTAGGAACGTTTTCCTAGGTTTCGATCACATCTTTAACGAACTAGACCATATCACTAAACATGCTCAGGATACTTATCCTCCGCATAATGTTGTAAAGGAAGATGATCTTCATTACATCTTAGAAATGGCTGTTGCTGGTTTCAAAGAAGATGATATTACTATTGAACTGAAAGACCACATTCTTACTGTAGAAGGTTCTCGAGATAAACGCAGAGAGCAAGAAAAGTATATTCATAAAGGTATTTCAGCTCGCAAGTTCAAAAAGTCATATAGACTGTCCGAATATACGGAAGTAGTCGGAGCTAAACTAGAGGATGGAATTCTTGCTATTGGTTTAGAAGTAGTCCTTCCCGAAGAGAAGCGTCCCCAATTGATCAAAATTAACGCTGATACAAAGGGGATTAAAAATGACAGCACTAGCACTAAGAGGTTATTCACTTCTTAAATCAGGATTCATTGCAACACTGTTTGCATGGATGACAGGTCACCTTTCTGCATTAGGTAGAGCTATTCAAGTTTCAAAGCAAATTGAAGCTAATCAAAAGATAGCTCATCTAATGAGACATGAGTACCCAAACGAAAATTATGCTGGTATTCTAGCAATTCTAAATGAAAAAACTTTGAAGGAGTATTACAAAAAATGATTAGTTTATTCAAGAAGATTTTCGCAATGGAAACTCCTACTTCAGATAAAACTCCTCTGAAGTATAGAGAATATCAATATACTCTTGCAGAACTAGAGCGTAGACTCAATGCAGAAGTACAAGGATATGGGACTAGATACTAATGAATCCAAGAACTATCTTAATCATTAGTAGATATCTTAAAAAGGTACAAAGTTAATGTGGCCATATACTAAAGAAGAAAATGACTCATTAAGTTAAAATAAATATAAGGAGTGGGTAACTGCTCCTTATTTTTTTAGGAGGATTTATGTACGGAGAACCTAGGACTTGTAAAAAATGTGGTCATAGATGTCACTGCTATCAACCAGATTGTGATGAATGTATAAACGATGTATGTGTAAACTGTGAGTGTGACAAAATAGAAATAAAAGAAATAGTAGATATACCTCAATCGTTTTATAGAAACCCGGGTTAACAACATATTAAAGTTTAATGAATTTTTTAAAATACTATTTAAATACTCTATAACAATTACATTACAGGAGTAAGTAATGACTGATAAGTTATGGAAAAAGGTTAGTAAAATGGATTTAGGAAACCCTATAATCACCGCTCTAGTTGGGTTGGTGATTTTTTATATTGGACTAAAAACGTTTTCTGGAGGCATGAAGTCGATGGGAAATATGGATCATTTGTCTTGGTTTACAGGTAACATTTTTTATATGTTTATCGGTGGCATTGTTATGACTTTGTTATGGCAATCTTCTTCATTATCTACAACAGCTATTATTGCTTTAGTAGCTTCAGGAGCTATTCCATTACCTGCTGCTATAGCTTGTGTATTAGGAGCTAATATAGGTACCACAGGTACTATTTGGTTAGCTGGTTTACTAGTGTCAGATGGAATGCCAAAAGGTGATACTTTACGAATAGCATTGGCTCATACAGGAGTAAATTTAGCCATGGCTGCTACATTACTACCTTTTGTAAGTCATATAGCTAAGTTTTTGCAAAAATTCTAGTTTATCTCCTATAATTATATAGGAGGTGTGATATGGCTCATCAAGCAGAAAATATAGAAACTCGCGGGCATCATTTAGTTGGTGTCCGCTGGCCTGTTACAGGCTCTAGAGGTGATCAGTATTATGTAGAGATGACTGATTGGGGCTTTGAATGCAATTGCATTGCTTATCGTAAGTGCAAGCATATCAAAGAAGTAGAAAAAAAGTTCGAAGAATAAATATAATATCAGGTAGCGCCTGTAAAGTAAAACAGCTAGGAGAAAATATGTCTGACTTACTAAGTAGGTTGAAGAAAGCTTCAACCGTTAAACAATCTGAGGTTTTATCTAAATCTCAACTATTCAATAAAAAAGATATGTGTCCAACTGACGTTCCTATTTTGAACGTTGCGTTGTCAGGTTCTGTAGACGGAGGTTTGACACCAGGTCTTACTGTCATTGCAGGTCCTTCTAAACACTTTAAGTCTAACTTAGCTCTGCTTATGGCAGGTGCTTATCTAAAGAAATACAGTGATGCTGTATGTCTTTTATATGATACTGAGTTTGGTATTACTCCTGAGTATCTTAAATCTATGAATGTAGATCCTGAAAGAGTTTTGCATACTCCTGTTGAGCATGTAGAGCAACTTAAGTTTGATATTACTCGTCAGTTAGAAAGTATTGAACGAGGTGATAAAGTAGTTATTGTTGTTGACTCAGTAGGTAACTTAGCATCTAAGAAAGAACTTGAAGATGCTCTTAATGAAAAGTCTGTAGCTGATATGTCTAGAGCTAAAGCTCTCAAGTCTCTATTCCGTATCTGTACTCCTTATCTTACTACAAGAGATATACCTATGTTAGTTATCAACCATACTTATCAAGAGATAGGTTTATTTCCTAAAGAAATAATGTCTGGAGGTACTGGTATTTACTATTCAGCTAATCAGATCTTCTTTATGGGACGACAGCAAGAAAAAGATGGTAAAGATGTAGCAGGTTATAACTTTATGATTGGTGTAGATAAGTCTAGATTCGTTAGAGAAAAAACTAGACTGCCTTTGTCTATCTCTTGGGAAGGAGGTATCAATAAATGGTCAGGTTTACTAGATGTTGGTACTGAGATTGGTTGGATTCGTAAACCTGCTAACGGCTGGTTTGAAGGAGTAAATGCTAATACTGGAGAAGTCATTACAGATAAAAAGCGTCGTAAAGATACTGATACTGCTGAGTTTTGGCTTCCTATTTTTAAAGCAGGTTTTGCTGATGCTATCAAGAAAAGATTCTCTATTAGTGAAGTAAGAGCTGTTGTAGATGAAGAAGAGGGCGATGTATATGCAGAAGATATTGAGGATGAAGTACATGAAGCCTAATCCTAAAAACTTTGAAGCCTTTATTGATCCAGAAGGTGGTGAATGGATTAAGATAAAAACTGGTAAGTATAAAGATACTATATGGCGGCCAGCAGAGATGCAGATGGATGGAGAAGACAAAATTACTTTTCAAGCAGAGTTTCTTACTCCTCCACCAGAAGATGGAGTAATGTTTGAAAAAGTAGCAGTACAGATGATATCAGATATTATGAAAGATATGACATGAAGACAGCAGTAGTAATTCCAGCAAGACTTGAATCAACAAGATTTCCAGAAAAAATGTTAGCTAAGGTTACAAAAGAACATAACCTTATTCAAAGAGTACATCATTGGTGTTGTTGTTTTCATGATAAAGAAGATGTCTATGTAGCAACAGATAGTAAACGTATAGCTGCGTTATTTCCTAATCAAGCTATAATGACAAGCGAAGACTGTGTAAACGGTACAGCTAGAGTAGCTGAAGCAGCTAAGCAGTTAGACTATGATAACTTTATTAACGTGCAAGGAGATATGATAGATGTACCGGTTGTGTTTGATATGCTTATTGGTAGACTGCTAAACTATGATGTAGCTACTGTTTATACTCATTTTACTGACGAAAAAGATTTTAGATATGATAAACATAGACAAGACCCTAACTTTGTTAAAGTAGCTCATAATCTTATGACTGCACAGTGGTTTGGTAGAGGTATGGTTGGTTATGGTGATTGGCATTTAGGTATATATGCATATAAAAAATCTGCTTTAATGGCTTATAATCATCTTACTGTATATGAGCCTGAAATGGTAGAGTCATTAGAGCAGCTTAGATGGTTACAAAATGGTTATCAAATAGGTGTAGTGCATACTAGTGATGCAACAGCAGAGATTAATACTAAAGAGGATTTACAACGTTGGCAGTCGACTCACCAGAACTAAGAAAGGGTATTCTATATAACTTACTTAAAAGTGATGAGTTCTGTCAGAAAGTTTTACCTTTCTTATCTAAAGAGTACTTTACAGAAAAGTATGAGAGTATAATATTCGAAGAGATCTATAAGTATTACGGTAGTTACAATAATGCTCCTGACTCTGCTGCTATAAAGATTGAATTAGAAACTAGAAACGATCTAACTGAAGCTGTATATAACGAGTCTATGAAGCTTCTAGATCAAGATGTAGAACCTATTTCTAAAGTAGATTTTCTAGTTAATAAAACTGAGCAATGGTGTCAAGAAAGAGCTATTGTTAATGCAGTATATAAAGCTGTAAATGTTATAGGAGGAGAAGATAAAAAGACTCCTATGTCAGCATTACCTGAGATGTTAACGGAAGCTATATCTACTTCTTTTGATAAGTCTGTAGGTCATGATTATATAGACGAAGCAGATGATCGTTGGGAGTTCTATAATCGTAAAGAGCTTAAAATACCTTCTGGCTTAGAGCATTTAGACTATATTCTAAGAGGCGGTTTTCCTTCTAAGACTCTAGGTGTTATTATGGCAGGTACTGGTGTTGGTAAGTCTCTCTTTATGTGCGCTATGACTTCTAACTTAGTAGAATCTGGTCACAATGTTTTATACATTACTATGGAAATGGCTGAAGAAAAAATAGCTCAGCGTATTGACCAGAACTTGCTTAACTTAGCAGGAGAAGAACTAGAGACTATAGCTAAAGACTCTTTTCTAAAACGTTTTGATAATCTAAAGATGAAAACTAAAGGTCAGTTAGTAGTAAAAGAATATCCTACTAAGTCAGCTCATGCAGGTCATTTTAGAGCTTTACTAAAAGAGTTAAAGATGAAAAAAGACTTTACTCCTGATTTAGTTTGTGTTGATTATCTTAATATTTGTGCTTCTATGAATACTGGTAAGAATGCTAGCTCGTATGAACAGATAAAGTCTACTGCAGAAGAGCTTAGAGCTCTTTCTATGGAGTTTGATGTGCCTGTATTGACTGCTACTCAGACTAATAGAACTGGTTATAGTGATGCTGATGTAGAGATAACTTCTGTATCTGAGTCGTTTGGGCTTCCTATGACTGCTGATTATTTCTTTGCTATGACTACTAACGATAAGCTTAGAGATGAAGGTCTCATTAGGTTTACTCAGCTAAAGAATAGATATGGCGATCCTGCTGATAGACGTAACTGGTTACTAAATGTAGATTATGCTAAGATGAGAGTTATAGACTTACCTAATCAACCTGTAAGTATAGAAGAGCAGAATAATGCAATGCAGAATCCTGTAACTGATACTAAACCTATAATGGATATAAATTGGGAATAGAAACAGAAGGAATGCAACTTATAGAGTTCCAAAGAGAGTGGTTAGACTTAGCTTTGGATGAATTATGGGTATATAATAAACTTGAGATATCTACCCAGTTAGGTTATAACTGTGGACCTGTAGGAATATCAGTTCCTCATTCAGGTTGGTATATTGTTAGACCACCTATAAACTTATTAGGTTTAGGATTAGGAGCTAAAAAAGTATGGATAGATAAAAGTACTGATCACCTTACTGTAGGACACTTTTGGTGTGAGTGGTTTGAAGGAAAACATTATAGCGTAGATTATGAAAAAGGAGAATGGGTTAGAACAACAACTGGAGATCAAGATAAAAATGATCTAACAAAATGGAGTAAATGGTATACTATAGACCACGTTATTCCTTTTCCTTCTATTATATCAAGCTTATACCATAAACCTAATATAAACTGTGAATTTGTGGGAGAAAATTTAATTGAAGTTCATGTGAGAAATAATCCTGATTTCTCTTATAATAATAGTGTCTTTATACCCGTATGGGAAAGCGATACTATCGATCCTCCTGACGGTTATAGGTATGTAGAGACGCCAGATAAGAACGGTAGAATAGGAGCTTACGTTGATATTACTTGATTATTCATCTATTGCGATGTCGTCTATTATGGTTAGAGTCGATGACTTTCAAGAACAACCTGAATTAGTTCGTCATCAAATATTTAATATTATTCGTCAGTATAACGAACGATTTCGTAGCGACTTTGGTGAGATGGTTATAGCTATGGATCATACTAACGTATGGCGTAAGAAGTCATTTCCTTTCTATAAAGCTAATCGTAAGAAGCAACGCAAAGAATCTAAGCATGATTGGACTGCTATCTTTACTATGATGAATGACGTACGAGAAGAAGTAGAAGAGTATTCTCCTTATCGTTGTGTTCGTATAGAAGGCTGCGAAGCTGACGATGTTATTGCTACTATCATAGAAGCTAAGAACGACCCTAGTCCAACTGTTATTGTATCTCCAGACAAGGACTTTGTGCAGCTTCAGAAATATCCTAACGTTAAGCAGTTCTCTAATATTCAGAAGAAATGGATAGAACCTGACATAGATCCTATTACTGACTTAGAAATCAAGGTTCTTAAGGGAGATATGGGTGATGGTATACCTAATGTAATGTCTGAAGACGATGTACTTATAGAAGAAGGTGCTCGTCAAACACCGTTACGAAAAGCTAAGATGGATATGCTTATGCAAGATCCAGAAGCTCTAGGTACTTCTATTGCTCGTCGTATTATTCGTAATAGAGATATGATAGATCTTAGTAGATGCCCTGACTATCTCAAAGAAGAAATATTAGAAGCTTTCAGTAAACCTGCTAGAGGTAGTGTAAATAGGTTAATGACTCTGTTTACTAAGAATCAAATGAAACTTCTACTAGAATCTTTACAGGATTTTGAAATAAGATAAATACCTTGGATCCAAAATACTAATTAAGAAGGAGACTCCAAAATGGTATATATCAAACCGTCTATCGATGACAGTGATATCAACGCTGTATACAGAGATGGTCAACGAAAGCAAACTGCTATTAGTGGTACTCATTATCCTTCAGCATCTGCTGTAATGACAGAAGCTGGTTATGGAGTAAGATATAGAGTAGTCGGTGATTCAGATGGTGCTGACAATGCTAAATTCGATGTAGAAATTCTAGATGCATATCCAGCTAGAAAGCTATTGTCAATCGGTGACCCAGATGATACATTAGGTGGTGGTGCAATAGATTCTGAACATGGAATTCAATATGATTCCGATACTGAATCTCTTACAGCTACGACAAACGAGTACACTCGATTTAGTCTTACCTAATTATGTCTAAAGCAGTTTTTACATTTGGTAGGATGAACCCCCCTACTATAGGACATGAAAAACTGGTTAATAAAGTGAGAGCGGTCGCTAGAGCTCATAGAGGTGACCCTCTCATTTACTTATCTCATACACATAAACTTCCTAAAGACCCTTTAGAATATAGCTATAAATCTAAAATAGCCAAAAAAGCTTTCGGTAATATAGTTAAAATTACTAGAGCTAATACTATAATAAAGGTGCTTCAAGAACTAGAAAAAAAGTATAAAGAAGTTGTTTTAGTTGTGGGTTCAGATAGAGTAACTGATATGAGAGAATTAATAACCGCATATAACGGCAAAGATTATACTTTTGATACAATTAAGGTTGTATCAGCTGGTGAGCGTGACCTTGATGCTGTTGACGAAAAAGAGACTGACAAGAAAAAAGTTAGAACAGTTTCAGGAATGTCAGCTTCAGCGATGAGAGCTCTAGCAGCAGCAGAGCAATTAGATGATTATACTGAAGGAGGTTCAAAGTATATAGGTTTTAGATCTGGACTTCCTAAAATGCTGCAAAGAGATGCAGAAAATATTATGAAACAAGTAAGAAAAGGATTAAATTATGAACAATATCAAGCCCAGGGACATGCAAGTCTTCGAGATTCTATCGGAGATTAGTAAGCTAAAAAGCGACGAATTAAAAGTCAAAACTTTCAAAGAAAAATATTATGACCATACTCCTCTTCATAGAATTTTGAAGATGAATTATTGTGATACTATTATTCCTATGCTTCCAGAAGGAACTCCTCCATTTAATAGAAATGATCAATCAGATGGTCCTAATCATGCTTCTTTATGGGAGTATATTCGTATTTTTCCGGTTATTGTAAGATCAGCTCAATCTGTTAAAATGCGTCCTCTACAAATTGAGAGATCATTTATTGAAATGTTAGAAGCAGTTGATCCTAAGGAAGCAGAAGTCATTTGTTTAGCTAAAGATAAAGCTATTGAATCTGAATATAGGATAAACTTAGATATTGTTAAGTCAGCTTTTCCGGTTCTTAACATCGAAAATAATTCAAAAGAACCTGTTGTAGAAAAAACTAAAGAAGAACAAGCAGCAGAATATATTGAATTAGCTAAGCTTAGAAAAGCAGAAGCTAAAAAATTATACGATGAAGCAAAAGAACTTATTTCAGCAGCGGAAGAACTGACAAATGAAAATGCTTGAACAAACTAAATTTACTTATGATATTTCAAAGTTAAAACCTGTTATTCACGAGCAAGCCTTTGATCTACATTTTAATGGGATCTATAAAAAACATATTGAAAACTATAATAGAGGAGTAGGTGATTTCGCGTTTGATAAAGCTGGTGCTTATCTTCATAAATTATATTTTGATAACATAAGAGATTATAGAATTAATAATGATCCTTCTGGTAAAGCATTGCAGGTTATGGAATTAAGATATGGTTCTTATGATAGATTTTTAAATACTCTTATTGATAAGTCTAAGTCTATACAAGGTAATGGCTGGGTGTTTATGAATACAAGTGGTTATATAAATTTAATTCCTAATAATAGAATAGTTGATAATATAGCATTAATTATTGATTGCTGGGAACATGCTTATATGTTTAATTTTGGAAATGATATTGAAAACTATATTAACCGTACTCTATCAATAGTTAACTGGGATGAAGTTAGTAGACGTATAGAGTTTGGAAACAAAGCTAAGATATAAATATAGTATGCTAAGTTTTATGGAATACATATCTGAAGCAGCTGATTCAGCTCAAAATCTGCATATGACTCATGCAGATGAAGATATATTCGAAAGAGGAGATACAGGAGCTCAAGCTGCAATTGATTTTCTAAAAGACTTTGCTGAAACTGTTGGAACAAACGAAGCTAATTTAACTGTTAAATGGGACGGAGCTCCAGCTTTATTTGCAGGATATGATCCTAGTGATAATAAATTTTTTGTAGGTACAAAATCAGTATTTGCTAAAAATCCAAAACTATATAAAACTCAAAAAGATATTACTGATAATGAAAAAGGCGGAAAGGCGCAAAAACTTAAAGTTGCTTTGAAAGAGTTACCAAGCGTTGGAATTCCAAAAGGTACAGTTCTACAAGGAGATATGTTATTTACTAAAGGGGATCAGAAATATGAAACTATCGATGGTGTTAGATATCTTACCGTACATCCCAATACAATTGTATATGCTTGGCCTTCCAATAGTGATGTTGCAAAGCGTATTCGGAATGCCAATATTGGTATTATTTGGCATACCTCCTATAGCGGTAGAGGTGACCTTTCTACTTACTCTGCTACTTTTGGTGTTGATGTCTCTAAGCTTAAAACTACAAGAAATGTATTCATGGATGATGCATACTTCAAAGGAGCAAATATAGGCTTAGATGATAATGAACATAGATCTTTGATGAGTCATATATCTAAAGCTGAAAGATATATAGGTAATTTTGATGATATAGTCACAGTAATGAATACTATTCCTTCTTCTGCAGCAGGAGCTAATGTTAAGACATTTATTAATAGTAAAATTAGAGCTGGACAGCTACCTAATCCTAGATCAGCAGCTAATGAATACTTAGATTATCTTAAAACCTATTGGGAAGATAAAGTAATATCTAAAGTAAAATCAGAAACAGCTATTAATACAAAAAAAGCAGCGTTAAAACAACTATTAGATGATCTTAAAAATATCATGCCTACTTTAGTTAAAGCTTTTCAATATGTAGATGAAATTACTCAGGCAAAAATGATTGCAATCAATAAGCTTAATATGATAAATAATCAAAAGACATTTGTTCTTACAAACGACGGATTCAAAGTTACAGAACCAGAAGGGTATGTAGCTATTAACACAGAGAAAGGTGAGGCAGTTAAATTTGTAGATAGATTAAACTTCTCTCATTTTAACTTCTCATCGGAATATATTAAAGGCTGGCAACGATGACAGATTTTTACGCAAACTACATTTCAAAAACTACATTTGATCCAGAAACTCATTCTGTTAGATCAAAAATGGAAGAAGCAGCTACGGATATGAAAAAGAAGCCTGCTTCTAAAACTCCTAAACTAGAAGTTGAACCAACAGTGATTCCTGAAAAGAAACATATTGAAAAGGAAGAGCTTCATGGTGATCAGCATAAGTTAGATCATAATAAAGATATGAAGATTGATGCTGCTGATATGAAAATGGTTCGTAAAAAAGGAGCAGTTAAAAATCATCCCGCAGAAGATACTACAGACGAAGCAATGGTTATTCGTTCTAAAAAGTCTTCAGCAAAATTAAGAAGAGATGCTGAATCAAGACCAATGGGTGTAAGAGAAGATGATGAAGAGTTAGAAGAAGCTACATTTAGAGTTTCTATTTCAGGTCTTCCTACAATGCATGTAAGTGGCTCATCTGCAGGAGAAATTAAAACATCGTTGCGTAAGATGTTAAAAGATCCTAAAGCTCTAGGTAACATTGAAAAGATTACTCCGTCAGAAAAAAAATCAGATCTTAGAGCTAAAATGTCAGAAGATCAAACTGTAGCTGACTATCTTAAAAAAGGTGGAAAAATTACAAAACTTCCAGCAGGTAAAGCTCAGGGTGCTCATGGCGACTCTAAAATGGCTAGTGGTATTGCAGGTCAACTTAGTACAGCTGATACAAGTAGATTTAAGACAAAGAAAAAAGTTAAATCTATGGAAGATGTAGAGCAAGTTGCTGAGCTAGATAAAAAGACAATGGGTTCTTATATCAAAAAAGCAACTCATGATGTAGATAATAGATCATTTACACAAGGAATGAGATCTAATAATAAAGATTATACTTCAGCAGATGCTAGTAATAATAGAAATATTAGAAATAGAAGAGCTGGTATTGCTAGAGCAGCAAATAAAATGTCAGAAAAGTTCGCTAATCCAGCACAACAAGCAGCAGCTATGGCAGCCATTAAAGCTAAGCCAGGCTACTACAAAAAACCAAAAGAAGAGTCTTATAGTCATGCTGGTACTAGTTTTAGTATGAAAGCAATGTCTAAAATGAAACCACAAGAAAAAGAAAAACCCAAAAAAGAATCTGTAAATGTTGAAGAAAAAGACACTCATGTAACTAAGGACGGCCGTACAGTTAAGAAAGGTCTTTGGTATTATATGAATAAGCGTAAAAAAGCTGGCACAAGTAGACCAGCAAGCGCTGGTACAGTTTCACCTGAAGCTATGAGAAAATCACAATCTGATAATTAAAAAAAATTAAACTTTTTTCCAAGGGCCTTGAAATCATTGAATTTTCAGGGCCCTTTTTTAGTTGATTTCTTCTCAAAAAGTGTATATAATATATGTATAGAATGAGAAATGAGGAGAATATTATGAAGTTTTCAGTTCACCAGATGATTCCAGCACATCGCAAGTACTTAGCTGAGCATAAGTCTGACGAGTATTTTCAGGTTTCGTTTTACGGTAATGTTTCCCCGTCATTGTTTCTTGCTCATTATAGCAAGGTTTGCGAGATTGTTGCAGAAGATCTTAATGAAGTATTTGAGATTGGTAACATTGGTCCTGAAGATAAGATTACTCGTTTAGATCGTATGCATTCAATCAGTGTAGGCGATGCTATTAGAGTAGAAGAAGGTCCTGAAATGGGTTATATCTATATTGTTAAGCCTGCTGGTTTTGAACGTTTTAGCAGCGAGAAGGAAGTAGCATAATGGAAAAGAGTTTGTATGCAATGTGTGAATTTACTGATGATGTTGTCAGAGTGATTAGATATCTAGGTATGCTTAATTACCTTGTTGAGTATCCTGATGGAGAAACTCAAGTTGCTCATGAGTCTACTTTAGATTTTGATTGGTTAGATGCTAGAGAAGGAAGAATTGCAAATGACTAGATTAGTTAACGTTCTTAAGGTAGGTGATCCTGTTATTACTCGTTTTGGTCATACTACTGTAACTAAGATTGAGTTGTGTGAGAAACGAGACGATAAGTATGGCATCAAGATGAATAGAGTGTTTTACTCAGATGTCGATCGCTGTGTTGTAGATACTGCTGATGGTCATTGGCAGTATGGTCATCAGTTAGACTTTATTACTATATAGGAGAATAGTTATGTGGATGGAAAAAACTTGTGGTGATCTCGAAAATATTGTTGATCAGCTTAACGAGCGTGTACCTTTCAAAGGCGAATGCAAGAAGAGATATACTAAGAATAAAAAGCTTGATCGTTTTCGTCGTGCTCAGAATGTAGTTCATGATATCTTTAACAACGGTCTGATAAATCGTTATCGTGAGCTTCGTGTTCTTGATAGAGATCTACGTATTCACCACTTACCTATTCATTCTAATCAAGAAGGAAAGTGGGACATAATTGAGAAACGCATTGCTCCTCATTTTCGTGAGATTGTTATGGATGCTGTTCTTGAGCAATTCGGTAAGGATGTGTGGATGCAGGTAATGCATAATCGTTCAAGTTCTATTATTAACAAAGCTATTGCTGAAGGAAGAGTAAAATGATTGTTTGTTTAGATATTGTTGGAGTTGAAAATGAAGAACAAGGTTTACTTATCAGAGATGTCATCGAGCAGTCCTTGGATACCCTTATGCCAAGGCGTCGCTCTCCTATTTTTATCGATTGTCATATTGCTTTAGATGAAGATATGGGTAATGCAGAAGCTATGATACATCAAGAAGCAGATGATACTTTCTTTCTTGCTTTATCTCAATCAGCTTTAGAAGGTCCTACTGATGATCTTGTAACTCTTCTTATTCATGAGATGGTTCATGTTCGTCAATATATTCGTAAACAAATTACGAATAATCCTTATAATAATTTCGAAGAATATATCAAGTTACCTTATGAGCAAGAAGCTTATAGACTTCAAGAGGAGATGTTAGATGAGATCAAAGCGAAAGTCTTTAACGATTAATCAGCAGAAAGCTAAGGACGATCATGATAAGTGGTTACGTAAACGAGGTGTTCATCCAGATCAGCTTAGAGCTGTATTACCTCATAACGCTAAGGGTAAACGCTTAGGAGTTCATGCATTACCTGACTATAAGGCTCATCAAGGCGAACGTACTGTTCAGACTTCTGATAGGGTTGTAGGTTCTACTGCTAAGAAAGAATCTAATACTTATACGGGAGACTTTATTGTAGGTATTGCTACTATGCATAAGTCTAACTTTGTACCTGTTACTCGAGATCAGGATGGCAAAGATTATGCTACTATGAGGCGTAACTAATGAGTGAAGATGATCAGGTTACCTTAAATTTAGGTAACGGAATGAGTAGCAGCTCTATGTCTGCTGCTCGTTCTTTATTTGACGAAATTGTGAACATTAACACAAAAATATCTATAATGAAACAGCAAGGTGTTGAAAGTGAAGAACTTTCTGATCTGCGTTCAGTAAGAAAATATATGAAAGATAGAATAGAATTTTATGTTAATGGTGGTTGTGTATGAATGTATTTTGTCTCGATAGAGACCCTATGAAAGCTGCACATATGATGTGCGATAAACATGTAGTTAAGATGATAGTAGAGACTTGTCAGATTCTATCTGCAGTTCTAGATAACAACTACACTACTAAAGAGGATATTAAACCTTCTGTGCAACTAGGTACAGCAGGATATCCTCCTGCTCATGTAAAGCATCCTTCTACTATGTGGGCTATGGAAGCTAAAGGTAACTATAAATGGCTAGTTAAACATCTAAGAGGTTTATGTATAGAATATTCTAGACGCTATAATAAAACTCATAGTATGGAAGGTCAGCTTATGATCTTCGAAGGTCAGTTACCTCATCTTTCTTTTGCTAAAGAACGAAAAACTGAGTTTGTTCAAGCTATAACAGATAAAAGATGGCACCGTAAAGACCCTATCGAAGCTTATAGAGTGTACTATAACATGGAGAAGTTTACGTTTGCTAAATGGAAACTAGGTAATGTACCTGATTGGTATACAGGTGCACCTCAATATATTGTAGAATTGGAGAAGAAATATGCCGCACTTATCAACGAAGACTTACGGCCACGAAAACGGACTAAGTTGCGCGTTTAGACAGCCTAATGCTACTCACTCTCATTGTTCTCGCATTCATGGTTATGCTTTATCGTTTAAGTTTACTTTTGGTTGTAGAGAGCTAGATGATAAAAACTGGGCTGTAGATTTTGGTAGTCTTAAGAAGTTAAAAGAATGGTTAGAAGATAACTTCGATCATACTCTAGCTGTTGATTATGCTGATCCTATGAAAGAAACTTTACAAGATCTAGCTCGATATGATATAGTAAAGATTAGGTTGTTCGACGGTGTAGGGTGTGAAAAGTTTGCTGAACATGCTTTTTGTTATGCTGATAGACTTATTGATGAAATGACGGATGGAAGATGCTTTGTTGAATCCTGTGAGGTAAGTGAGCATGGTGCTAATAGCGCTATCTATACACCTTACCATGTAAAGAGAGAAAGATTTGTCGGATAAGATAATTAGACTAACTGAGCTCTTAGATCATAAGCTTAGAAAAGAAAAAGAGTTAGCTTATTATAGAGAGCAGTTGTTAGAGATACAAGATAAAATTGTAACTATGCAAAAAGATTTAGATTTAACTAAACTTATAATAGAAATTATTCAAGCTGAAAAAGTAGTAGATATAGAACAAAAAGTAAGAGATGCAATTCCAGTCTTAGGAGTAAATGATAAAGAACTATAAATGTATTTTACTTATAATAATATAAATGGTGAGATAAATGACTGAAAAGAAATATTACTACTCAGAGATCTTTAACTCTATTCAGGGTGAAGGTACTTATACTGGTGTGCATACTTTATGGCTAAGATACTTTTTGTGTAACTTACAATGTGATGGATTTGGTCAGATAGATCCTACTAACCCTGATACTTATGAATTACCTTATGATGACTTTGATGCTATGTCTGTTAACAGAGTAGAAGATCTTCCTGTTTGGTCTAAAGGGTGTGATAGCTCTTATACCTGGTCTAAAAAGTTTAAGCATCTTATGGGTCAAAAGACAGCTAAAGATATTGCTAGAGAAATAGTTATGGCTAATATGAATGAGCATAACTTAGCGGGAAGCTTCCTACATCCAGTAAGCAATCAACGTTCACATATGTGCTTTACTGGAGGTGAACCTCTTATGAAGCATGCTCAAAAATGTTCTATAGATATTTTACAATTTTTTATCGATACAGAAAATATTCCAGGTAGTACTACTTTCGAAACTAATGGTACTCAGAAGTTAACTGATGAGTTTAAAGACTGGTGGGCTACAAGCGGAGAAGATTTAGAGTTATTTTTCTCTCTTAGTCCTAAGCTATGGACAGTTGCAGGTGAAAAGAGAGAAAAAGCTATCAAACCTGAATTTGTAGCTGAATATAGAGAATTATCCGATAGAGGTCATCTTAAGTTTGTTCTAGGTTCAGAAAAAAGACAATGGGATGAACTTGATGAAGTAATTAAGCTATTCAGAGATGAAGGAGTAGATTACCCTGTCTTTATTATGCCTGTAGGTGCTAGAGAAGAAGAGCAAACTGCTACTGCAGGAGAGGTAGCTAAAATGGCTTTCGATAGAGGTTATAATGTCTCTGGTCGTATGCATGTATATTTGTTTGGTAATGCTATAGGAACGTAAGATGGGTAAGTGGATATTTTTGGCTTTAATTTTTATCTGGTATTTTGGTTTTGTAGCTACTTTTGCTTTCGGTCAAACTAATCAAGATTGTACCTATGTTAATAAAATAGAGCATGGATTAGACGGAGAAATAATTAGCTCAACTCAAGAATATATTTGCAAAACTCCTCCTAAAGTTATAGAGATTCACACATACCCTAATAAAAAAGCTCATGATGTAATGCAAACTCCCGTATATGGTTTAACTTTAGATTCATACGAAAATCCTACTCAAGTTCTTTATAATATGAATACGGAAATACAAATGAATAGAGCTATTACTCAAAGTAATTTACGATTTATTACTACGTTTGGTAATTTTTTGTCAATGTTTAATTAAGAGGTGTAAAATGAGAAACATTGCATATATCGCAGCAGGTACTCTAGTACTTGGTGCTTGTTCGTCTAACGATACTGCTGAGTTAATGATCGAAGATCCTATTAAGTATAATACTGAAAAGGTAGAGAATCAGATTGATGAGATTCCTAGCTGGTATCTTGAGCATCCTAAGACTGAAGAGATTATCTTCTCGTCAGGTACTGCTGTAACTCCTGATATGCAATTGTCTATGGATATTGCTATTCTAAATGCTAAGACTACGTTAGCAGATAGAATTAATGGTCGTTTGTCATCTAAGACTAAGAACTTTGTTCAACGTATTGGGTCAAATGATCTAGATGCAGCTGTTGCTATGGATATTCAGAGAGTAACTACTAATCTTATTGCTGATGTAGATGTTGCTGGCTATGCAGTAGATAAGTCAGAGATTATTCAAGACGGTCCTCAGTATAGAGCATACGTTCTGCTAGCATACTCTGACAAAGAAGCTAATAAGATTCTAGTTAATCGTCTTCGAAAAGATAAAATGCTTTTAGATAAACTTTCTGCTACTAATGCTTATAAAGATCTAGAAGATAGCGTTGCTGCTAAGAAAGAAAAAGATCTCGATGAGATGGAATTAATAGTAAAGGGTTTAAGTAATTGAAGGTATCTGATAGAATAAATGAATGGATGCGCAAAGACGGTAAACGTTTTTGGGCAGGAGATAATATCTCCGAATATATGACTGATAAGACTAAAGACGCTCTAATAGATGAGGCTACTGTTGCATTCGAAGGTGTACTCGATGCTCTCCTCATCGATAGAGAGAATGATCCTAATTCTCATGGTACAGCTAGAAGGTTAGCTAAAATGTACTATAATGAGATTATGGCAGGAAGATATGATCCAATGCCTAAAGCTACTGCATTTCCTAATGACGGAGATGATAGATATGAAGGTATGTTAGTTGTAAGATCTGAGTTAAAATCTATGTGCTCACATCATCATCAGCCAGTAGCAGGTATAGCATATATAGGTATTATCCCCGGAGATAAAGTTATTGGACTGTCTAAATATACTAGAATAGCTCAATGGTGTGCACGAAGAGGTACCTTGCAAGAAGAGCTTTGCAATGATATAGCCAGAGAGATTCAGAAAGCTACTGAAAGTGAAAACGTAGCTGTATATATTCAAGCAACGCATGGTTGTTGTGAGAATAGAGGTATAGGAGCTCATAGTTCTTTAACTCAAACTGCGGTCCTAAAAGGACATTTTCTAGATGATAATATGACTACGAAGAAAGAGTTCTTCGATCATATTAACCTTCAACAACAATTTGCACCAAAATAAGGAGAATAAAATGTTGAAAGAATGGTTCAATTTACAGGATGTGAATAGAGAGCTTCTAATGAAGCTTGTAGCTTTACATCTAGTAATTATTGCTGCATCGAATTATATCGTGCAGTTTAGTGGCACAATCTTTGGTTATCACTTTACGTGGGCTATGTTTGTGTTCCCTCTAGTTGTTATTGCTACAGACTTGACTGTACGATTAACAAATAAGTATCAAGCTAGATCTGTAGTAGCTCTAGCATTTCCTCCAGCAATCATTATTAGCGCAATGCTAGCTGATTGGCGTATTGGTTTTGCTAGCGCATTTGCATATCTTATTGGTCAGTTGTTTGACGTATCAGTCTTTCAACGTATTAGAGAAAAATTTACTGAAATGTGGTGGGTAGCTCCTGCTATCTCTACTGTAGTAGCTAATGTAGTAGATACTTATCTATTCTTCTGGGCTGCATTTAGTAATCATGCAACTAATGAATTTATGGCTGCTAATTGGCTAGAAATTGCTACAGTCGATGTATTCTTTAAGATTGCTACCTCTCTAGTATTGTTCTTACCTATCTATGGTGTGCTTTTGTCATACCTTAAGAGTAGAATGAACGTAACTTCAGCAGGTTAAACTTTATAATAGAGAGAGCATACAAGCTCTCTCTTTTTTTTCGAGGTAAATATGAAAATAGCGCATGAAGCTCCTTTAAGTATCTTTGATAAGGTACAACAACTTACTGACTATGATTATTTTCTAGTTCATCTATTTGAAGAAAATATAGCTTATCTTGAAAAAGCTTATGAATGTGTTGGTAATGGAAGAGAGACTATTTTAGATAATTCTATATTTGAGCTAGGAACAGCTTGGGATGCAGAAAGATTTGCATACTGGGTTGAAAAGATGAAACCTACTTATTATATTATACCTGATGTTTTAGATGATAGCGCAGGTACTCTAGATTCGTTTGAGAAGTTTACTGAACAATATAAAGATCTGCCTGGTAAGACTATAGCTGTTGCTCAAGGTAGTAGCTACGACGACTTAGTTAAATGTTATAATTATCTTGCATATGATAATAGAGTTCATAAAATAGCTTTATCGTTTAATCATCCTTTCTTTCAAGACTATGAAGGTCAAAATAAGTATGAAAAGATGTTAAATGGCAGACAAGATACCTTACGTAAGATGGTAGAAGAAGATGTTATCAATACAAATAAACATCATCATCTACTAGGTTGTGGTTTACCGCAAGAGTTTAAAGAGTATAGAAAGTATCCATGGATAGATAGTTTAGATACCTCTAATCCGGTGATACATGGTATGAAAGGTATATGGTACGATGCTCAAGGATTGCAAAATAAAGAATCAGTAAAACTATATACTCTGATTAACGAAGATGTAAATGATCGCTGGGGAGAGATAGAGTATAATATTAAGACATTTAGGAGTTATTGTCGATGAAGTGGATAGCATTGTTCTCTCAAACAGGAACTGAAATTAGAGATCTGTCTGAAAAATTAGGCAGATCTCCTGATCTTATCTATACTAATAATAGATCTAACGATATATGGCAAAGAGTGTTGCATGAAGTTGACTCTCAAGTACTAGTATTCAACCATATAGATATTATGAATAGAATTAAGAATTATCAAAAAGATGCTCTTATTACTTTGCATGGTTATCTTAGAATTATACCTGAAGATGTATGCAGAGAATGTAATATTGTAAACGGTCATCCAGGTCTAATTACGGAATATCCTTGGATGAAAGGTAAAGACCCTCAAGAAAAAATAGAACCTTGGATGGCATGGATTGGTTCTGTAGTTCATAAAGTAGCACCTGAAGTAGATGCTGGTCAGGTTCTTACTGAAGATAGAATAGCACTAAAGGAAGCAGAAACATTCAAGGGTAATTACTATAATATGTTAAGAATTACTAGCTTGAATGCATGGGAGAAATATTTTGAAGAGTATCAGACCTAATCACTATCGTGCTGAACGCATGGTAGAATTTGAGTGTATTAAAGTTATTGAAGCGTTGTGTGATGATCATCAGAATGATGTATATACTGACTATAATCGTTATCAGGCGTTTAAGTATCTATGGCGTCTAGGTAAGAAAGATGATGTATTGCAAGAGTTGTATAAAGCAGCTACGTTTATTAATTTTGCTATTGAGAAACTAGAGAAGGATAGAGGCATTGCAAATGAACAAGATTGAAGATATTGCTAGTCAGCATTTAGGACGTACTTCTGACGGAGGTACTATGACTCGTTATGAAACTCCGGATGCTGTAGATAGCAGCTTACTGGTAGGTATACCTCGTCATTTGAATAGAGAGGCTTATGAGATTACAGATAAAGACTTTATCGGGAGTGATACTTGGCATGCTTATGAAGTGTCTTTTCTTCTATCAAGCGGATATCCGGTATCTGGTGTAGTAAAGTATGTTTATGAATCTGATACTCCTAATATTGTAGAGTCTAAATCGATTAAGCTATATCTTAACTCTTATAATATGGCTGTAATGGGTAATGATATAAAGACAGCTACTCAGAAAGCTATTGAGATGATGGAAAGAGATCTTACTCAATGTATTGGTGGTAGAGTACAAGCACAGTTTCATAGTAAAGCATTTGGAGATCCTGTTTCTGAATCATATATTAAGCTAGAAGATGTCGTAGATGTATCTGAAGTATCGTTTGATAGATATAATGAAGATCCTGATATTTTAGAAATCATAGAAGTAGAAGATAGAGAGGTTACTAAGTATACTACCAATGCTCTTCGTTCTAACTGTCGTGTAACTAACCAACCCGACTGGGGTGATATCTATATCTATATAGAGGGTGATAGTACTGTTACTCCTGAATCGTTACTGCAGTATATTGTTAGTATGAGAAGAGAGAATCATTTTCACGAAGAAATTTGTGAATGTGTAATTAAACGACTAATGGTACTTATGCCTAAATGTGATATTGCAGTAGCTTGTCTCTATACTCGTAGAGGTGGGATTGATATTAATCCAGTTAGAGGTACAGGACCTTTAGCTCTTATGAGATCTGGCTTTAGTGATCTACAAAGTGTAGAACAAGCTCCTATGAAGACTGCGAGACAGTAATGATGCAAGAAAGACATACAGCATATATTAAGAGGAGATTTGCTCAGATGGAAAAACTAGATCAAATGATGGGTAGATTACCTATTACAGATAAAAAAGTTATTGTAACTCATAGTGGTGGTATGGATAGTGCTACTGCAGTTATTCTATGTGCTAAGATGTATGGTGCCGAAAATGTTATCTCTCTAGGATATTTCTACGGTCAGAAGCAGAGTGTAGAATTAGACTATGCAGAGCGTTTATGCGCAGAGTTAGGGGTAACTAGACAGGTTATAGATCTAGGTATCTTAGGTCATATTGTAAAAAATGTATCAGCTAATATTGCAGGTACAGATGTAGAGATGCCTACTATAAAAGATATTCTAGGTAATCCTCAACCTCCTACTTATGTGCCTTATCGTAATATGATTATGTTTTCGCTTACTGCTGCTTTTGCTGAAGCTAATGCTGCTTCTCATATTGTATGTGGTTTGCAAGTACATGATGAGTATAGTTATTGGGATACTACTCAGAAGTTTGTAGATGGATTGAATAATATCTACGATCAGAATAGATCTTGGCCTCTTACTTTGATTGCTCCTTTTGCTGATCTGTCTAAGACAGAAGAGATTAGTTTGCTAGAAGAGATGGATAGTACACATTTACTTAAGCATACTCTAACATGCTATGATCCTATTACTAAGGATGGTCATGGTATTGCTTGTGGTAAGTGTCCTTCTTGTTCAGAACGCATTCAAGCGTTTATGAATAAAGGTATGAAAGATCCTATTGAGTATGCTATCGATATTCCATGGAGTAACTAATGTGTGCTATCTTTGGTTCATGGGATAAAGATAAGTTTTATGAGCTAGCTAAACTTAATAGTTATAGAGGTTCTCATAGTTATTCTATAGCTTATTATGATAGAAAGAAAGTAGCTCTTCTTACTCAGGGGTTTGGTGAATTTCCAGAAGTAGATCTAGATAAAAATTATTATTATATAGGTCATGTACAAGCTCCTACTACTGATAGTAAAGATGAATCGTCTATTCATCCTGCTAATGATATGGGAGACTATCTATGGCATAACGGTATAATAAAAGATTATCAAATAAAAGTATGGCAGAATGCTTGGGATAAAGATTGGACCTGGGATACTAAATGGTTATTGCATCTTATCAATGCAGGAGACATAGAAGGTACTCTATCTGAAGCTGATGGGTCCTTTGCTTGTTTATGGTATGGTAAATATAATCCTTCCATTTATCTCTTTAGAAACGATAACTGTCCTATGTTTATTAACGGTCATGACTTCTCTTCTACTAAGTTTAATGGCGCAGAAAGTATAGAAAGCGGTCAGTTCTATTCTTATAATATGAAAGACGGGTGGGTAAAAGATAGAAGAACTTTTAAGACGAAAAATAAATTTTATTGGAGTGCTGGATGAAAGATAGAATTAAGAAATACTACTGGGCATTTCGTCAGTGGTGGTTTGAACATGATAGTATAGAGTTAGTATTATTTGCTAGTATATTTGGTTTTACAGGCTGGATGGCTTATCATGCTATATTAGGTATTATAGGGAGATTTAGTTAATGAGTAATTTTACTAGAATAAAAGATTGGTCTGATGAAAGACTAATCACGTTTAACGAACCTGATCGAAATGGTTTTATCGCTATGATTGTAGAAGAGTGCGGTGAGTTCTTAGAAGCTAAGGATAATATAGATGGCAGAATAGATGCTATGGCTGATATGATTGTCTTCTGCTATGGTGAGATGGCTAAGTATGGTTATGATGGTGACAAAGTTATGGATGAGGTAATAAAAGAGATATCTTCTCGTACTGGTGCATATGACCCAGCTACTAAAAAATGGCAGAAAGATAAGTCAGATGAAGCTATGGCTAAGTGGTATCAAGCAGACTTTAGTAAGTGCAAATTGGATGAATGATAATCTAGATAAACAGCAGCAGCTTATGGTTATTACTATGGAAGAGTGTGCTGAGTTACAGGTAGCTTGCAGTAAGATACTTCGACAAGGAACTAAAGTAACTGAAGAAAAACTTAAAGAATTAACAGAAGAGCTTGGAGATGTTTATTGCATGATTCAACTTATGCATGAACATGGATTTGTTGAGTCTAAAGATCTTAATGAAAGAGTACAAGTCAAAAAACAAAAACTAGAGAAATGGAGTGATCTAGTTGGACGGTAGATATATTCAAGTTTATGAAAATACATTAGACCCTGAGTTCTGTAAAGAGCTAATAGATATGTTTGAGTCTAACACTCAGCTTTATAACAAAGTTGACAAAGCTGCTGTAGCAGGAGAAAAGACTTACTTTAATCAAATTAATATTACAGAAAATATGAACGACATTCAATCGTTTAAGAGTTATCATAATAAACTTGTAAGCGTTGGAAGAAAAATTGTAAGTGATTATATTAACATATTACCATCTCCTGTATACCCAACAAACTATACAAATACCTGGGAAAATTTTAGAATGAAGAGATATATGCCAGGAGGTTATGAAGGTTTTGGATTACATGGTGATGCTACTCATACAGGAACTATTAGTAGATGGTTAGCATTTTTCTGGTATCTAAATGACGTAGAAGAAGGAGGAACTACTACTTTTTTATATCATGAAGACGAAGTTATAGGATCTGTAGAAGCTAAACAAGGAAGATGTTTGGTATTTCCTCCGTTATGGACTTATCCTCACAAGGGCGATCCTCCCATGTCAGGACCAAAATATATAGTAGGATCATATTTACACATTGTAGGAGATGAAGATGGGAAAATCTAGATTTAGTTCTGATGAAGCTAAGATGGTAGGTACTGTATCTAATAAGCTGAAAGCTATGTCTGATAAGGAGAGACTCAAGAGACGTAGATTAAGACTTGAGCAAATGACTGAAGGTGAAAAGAAAATTATGCAAAAGTATGGTAAGAGCTGGGATACAGAATATAGAAGTACATTTTATGATTAGAGAAAGTTTGTAATGAGACTAAAAAAAGATCAAAAATTAGTAGAATTTAACTATAATAGAAATGAGAGTTCTGCTACAGTAACATATTGGTATAATGGTGCCTACAAAGACCCTTCATATATTAAGCATGTTAGTCTTGAAGAAGCTAACTCTCGTTATGATCAATTAGTTAAAGAAGGTTATAAAAATGCTATATAAAATTAGAAGCTGGCTTGGAAATGAGATTCATTTTAAGCTTTCTGATTGGGAAGTTAGTAAGGAAATCTCTACTCTTATTGTTACTATGATGGTATCATTTGCATCATCATTTTTTGTAGATAAGACTGCAGTAGTTATTCTTACTATGACAACTTATATTGGTCTCAGATATTTGCAGAGAGGAGCTCATCATGCTTAGTAGAAGAATTAAGGCTTTGCTTGCTTGGAAAGAAATAGCAGACGAACAAGGTAATAAATGGGCTTCTGACTTAGCTCATAAAAATATTATCTTACTACAGAAAAAACTTATTAGTGAAGAGAATAATACTAGTATACTATGAGCTACTTAGATACTATACAGATAATAAATGATATAGCGTTAGAAGTAAGAAACTTTGAACGCAGCAAAGACAATACTAAATGGAAATGGTCTTGTCTTGTCTGTGGTGATTCGAAGAAAGATCTAAGAAAGGCTAGATTCGGTGTCGCAAGAAAGCAAAATGAGTTTGTTTGTCATTGCTTTAATTGTGGCTATAGCAGTCATTTTACTTCCTACTTACGTGAGTATCATCCTAGTCTATGGTCTAAGCTTTCTGTGTCTCGGATAAAAACTGAGATGCCTTCTCTGTATAGTCAAGATGACATCATACAAAAGTTACCACCAGAGATACTCAAGCATATATTTTATAACGGTGATATAGAAAAACTAAAGCAAATCAAGTTAAATATATCAAAGAGTAGTCAAGAGAAATTGAGAAAAGCGTTTGTATAGTATATCCCGCGATGAGTTATTCGAAGCTCTAGAATGCAGTCAAAATATTATTGTAAGTGAAGTTAAAGTAGATCCTATCAAGTACTATGTAGTTGATAACGTCTTCAAAAATCCAGATAAGGCTGTAGCTGTACTAAAGAACTGGCCTGTTATTACTCCTCCTTCTTATACCTATACTCCTGGAGGCAGACAATATTTTACTCCTATGGATCTTAAACCGTTGATGCTGTTCTATTCTGATA